ATGACAAAAATTTATTATGTTACTTATGCTACACATTCGTTTGGTATGTTTGAAGAGTTAGTAAACAACGAATTTAATATAAAAATTACTGTTTTAGGTTATGGAAAAAAATGGAATGGCTTTATGGATAAAATAAACAGCGTTATGGAGTTTTCTAAAACAATAAACGATAATGATATCATAGTATTTATAGATGGCTTTGATTCTAAAGTTAATAAAAACACATCAGGATTATTAAATGAATTTTATAAATATAATTGTGATATTTTAGTATCTGCCGATCCTGTAAATAAAAATAATATTTTTTTATATTATGCATCAAAGCGTGTATTTGGTATAGCAGACGGAGATACTATTGCCAATAGTGGTTTATATATGGGTTACGCAAAAGCTATAAATAAATTATGTAAGAAAATATTAGAAAAAAATATATTAGATGATCAAGAAGGATTTAATAAATATTTTAATAAACAATCTATGAAAATAGACTTTAATAATAAAATTTTTCATAATGTTAGATATAATTGCAATTCTGTTGTTTCATCTGCATATTTTGTTTCATATCCAGGAGCTGTCAAAGCAAGTTTTGGTGAAAAAATAATTAGATATAAACGGGCGATTGGTGAATATTGGAGGTATTTTATTCCTGAGATAATATTACTGTTAGTAATATTAATATGTATTATTTTTTTAATGTCATAATTAAATATAATCCTTGTAAAAAACAATCAGCTAAATCATCTTTTTTTTTATGACTACTTAATTTATTAATCCAATTTTCATAAGGTTTAATTAATTCTTGGCAATATTTTATAGCTAAACTTTTTGTTAATTTATACGTTTTAGATTCGTCACCTTTTAGTTTAATCAAACTTTGGGTATCACCTTCATTTGCTAATTTTAATTTATTACTTGGACACATATATCTAACAGTTTCAATATTTGACTTTGTTAATTCTTTGTCTATTATACCTCTAATTAAATAATAATCATATACAGTTGACGAAATTGCTTTCATTCGTGGATTTTTTAATGTTGGTTGATTTTCTATTACTACAATATTGGCAGATAATAGATCGCTTTTAGCTTCTAAATTTTTAATTAGGGTAAGTCTTAATACATCTAAACTGATATTTCTAACAGCTTTTTTACTAAATGGTTTTAATTTATAATTATTAGCTAATTTTTTATATAATACTTTAGCATGTGTTGTACAATAATTTGAATTATTTTGAAAAGTAAATTTAATTTTTTTCTCACATTTTACTTTACCAGCAAAAGAACAATTACAATCAGGTATTTCAGATTCAATTATATTAAATAAAGAATTAAATTCTGGTGGTGTTTGAACTATTTTTTTCATATGATTTTTGCATGTATATTTGATCGGGTTTTCATATAGTTCTTGGTAAAATGATGGATTGGCCCCACAATCATAACATTTCATACTATCTCGATTAGTTAAATTTATTATATCCCAGTTTATAATTTCCCATTTTTTAGTTGTTTCGTCGAATTCTAGTAAACAAAACGCTAGATTTATTATTCCTACATCCCATGATAATACTCGCATTAGAATAAATTATATATTATATGTTTATAAACATATAATTTAGAACGTTTTGTTATGCTCTGCTAAATAAATTCTTTTCCTTAAATTGCTTGTAGAATAGTTATGATTTCTATCATGCCAGTATATTTTAATATCTAAATCATCGCCTGTAAAAGGTTTATTTTTATGGTCTGAACCTAATATTCTTATATCAGGTTTTAATATTGATAATAATTCATATAATTCTTTTTCTGTACTATATTTTATGATATCATCAATATGCTTTACAGCTGATGCCATAATATATCTTTCTTCATATAGCTGAATTGGTTTATTTTTTTCTTTTCTGTCAATCGTGGGATCAGTTTGTAGTCCAACTATTAAAATATCGCATTGTTTTTTGGCATCTTTTAACATTATAATATGTCCAGCATGTAAAATATCGAAACAACTACAAGTAAATCCAATAATTTTGCCTTTATATTTTTCTAATAGTTGTTTTATACATTCATAATCAACACCCATATATATTAATATAAGATTTAATTTGATTAATATACGAATAAATAATATAAATCTTACAAAGCGATGCTCGACTTGCATTTATTATATAATGATAATTAGATGGACAGCAATCAGGATTGCATGGATTCGAATTAACAGACGATAGTTATAAATTACCAAACGACTGGATTACCATATGGTTGGGAAAAGAATATTATATTTGTCATGTCGGAAGATTTACTACATGGAGTCCACCAGTAAAAAAAGAACTTATTTAGGTGAAGATTATAACAATGCAAGTCTTGCATTGTAATTATATTAAAAAATTTGAAACAATTATTATTAAAAGATAATTTATATATATATATCTATAAATATGTCAACCCTAGATATAATAATTGGTCCTATGTTTGCAGGTAAATCATGTGAACTAATAAGACGTATAAGGCAATTAAAAGTTTTAGAGAAGGAATTTTTAGTAATAAAACCAAAACTTGATAATCGTTATTCAGATAATGAAATAGTATCACATAATTATGATAAAGAACATTGTATATGTTATGAAAATATATGCGATATTTTTAATGATTATAAAATAGAACAATTAAAAAAATTAAATACTATTTTTATTGATGAGGGTCAATTTTTTAATGATTTGAAAGTAGGAGTGTTGAAACTTTTGGAAGAATATAATATAAATATTGTTATTACTGGATTAGATGGAGATTCAAATCGAAATAGATTTGGTGAAATTTTAGATTTAATTCCATATTCAAACACATGCACTAAAATTAATGCATTATGTCAAATATGTAAAGATGGAACTGAAGGAATATTTAGTTATCGGATAGTATCTACATCTAATGATCAAGTATTAATTGGAGCAAAAGATAAATATATGGCTCTATGCAGGAAACATTATCATTCTTCAAATAGAAATTAATTAATTATTTTTTTAAGATATCTTTTTCCTCTGATTATAATTGGGTTTTTTTTTATAACCATTCTTTGTTCTATATTTTTTATTTTAATAGGGGAATGTTTAATATCAATCATTAAATATAATTAGAAAATAATTGAATATTAATTACTTAAAGAATAAACTCTTTAAGGAATTAGTAATGGCTAAACAATTATGGTCCCAGTTTCAATTTATAGACTATCTAAATGTAAAAGAAAACGAGATTCGGGAATTACCGGAGGGTGTTTCAATATCAACGATGTGTGGTAAATGTCGTTTAGGTACAAAGTTATATTTAGATGATATCAAGCAATATTTACCTTTATCATCTGATGATATATTAACAGTAAAAGTAAATAGAGATAAATTAAGAACATTAATTCCTCCTAAGATTAAAAAACGACGTACTAAAAAGAAAAAATCAATTAAATCAAATCCATTTTATAATCAGATTACTGTAGTAGTAAGAGTATTTGAAGGAGAGTGTACTAATCTAAATGATGAAAAGAAAATCAATTTAAAACTTTTTAAAAATGGTAGTATTCAAATATCGGGTTTAAAAAAATTAGAATATGCGAATCGTGCTTTAAATAAACTAGTTTATAGACTAAGTCAAATTAAAGCAAAACTTAATGATTCTAAAATCGAAGAAATTAAGTTTGTCGAAGATACAAATAGTTTAGGTATATTTGATTTTAATATATATATGATAAATTCAAATTATAGGGTAAACATGCAGATAGATCGCAGTAAACTATTTCATTTGTTATTAAAGAAAAAAATTAAAACTTCATATGAAAAATGTATTAGAGCATGTGTTATAGTAAAATATACACCTAAAAAGATGAATGAAGAAGAAAAAGAAGTCAGTATCTTTATATTTGAAAAAGGAAATATTATTATTACCGGAGCAAGAAATCTAAGTCATATTGTAGATTCTTATGAATATATTAATAATATCTTATTAGAACATATTGAAGATGTTATAAAAACTGATGATGATATAGAAGGTGAATTAATTTTAAAATTATATGATAATATTTTAAAGGATAATAATCATAAACTCAACCCATTGAATACCTGATTGTAAACACATATTAACACAATTATGATTGCGTTGTTCTATCACTTAATAAAGTACGGCTTCTAATATTATCATGATTTGAGATACTTTTATGGACGTTATTATTAATATATGGATTACCATTAAGTACAATTGGTACATTACGATCAATTTGTTCGCGTTGTTGTAATAACGATTTACCTCTAGTATGGCAATCGGGCATACATTCTTTATAACCTGAAGCTATTATATTACCTCCTGTTTTATAATTGTTTTCCATTCCTTTTTTACCATTATTACTAAATTCACCTGCTTTATCTTTTCCGGCACCAATTTGTCCTGTTCCACCACGCGCTTCTCTTTCAGTTAAATCTAAAGAACCTTCAATACGATCACTGTTAATAAAGTTATCATTCATTAATCTAGATTCGGTTGTTGGAACTGAACTTGCATGTATACCCGTATAATCTTTAGGTGCAACATCTTCCACAACACCTGAACGTGTATTATCACTTTGTGTTTTATAAGTTTTTAGAGATTTGTTTGGACCTAAATAATCATTAGGACCTGTTTCTTGTCTAAATGTAGGATTAGCAGGTTGTTGATTTTCATATACAACACCACGTGTTTCAATTAAACCACCACCTGAATAATTAGTTTCTCCTGTTTCTGAACGAATTGTTGGATTAGCTGGTTGTAAATTTTCATAAATAACTCCACGAGCTTCATTTAATCCAACACCAGTATAATTAGTTTCACCAGTATCTGATCGAATAGTTGGATTAGCTGGTTGTAAATTTTCATATACAACACCACGGGTTTCGACTAATCCACCACCAGTGTAATTAGTATCACCGGTTTCTGAACGAATGGTAGGATTAGCAGGTTGTTCGTTTCTATATCTGGTTTTATCATTTAAAGAACGCATATTGGTAATATGAGTGTTTTCAACAGTTCTATTTGTTGGATTAGCAGGTTGTTCATTTCTATATCTAGTTTTGTCAATAGTAGAACGCATATTCGTTATATGATTATTTTCCATAGTTCTATTAGTTGGATTTGTGGGTTGATCAGTTCTATATCCTGGTTTATCAATAACTGAGCGTATATTTGTTATATGATTATTTTCCATAGTTCTATTAGTTGGATTTGTAGGTTGATCAGTTCTATATCCTGGTTTATCAATAACTGAGCGCATATTAGTTATATGATTATTTTCCATGGTTCTATTAGTTGGATTTAGTGGTTGATTATTTCTGTTTTCACCAAATGAAGTAACTGCTTTTGCTGGTCCTATTACTGGTTTTGAAATAGTTCTATTTGTTTTAGGTTCTTGAACTTTGGAACGCATTTCAGGTTTAATAAAAGCACCAGTTGTTCTTAACCAATCTTTTTCTTCTTGTTTTATATTTTTTTTCTTTGGGTATTTTGTTAGAGTAACGTTTTCTGGAGCAACAGATTTACCTTCACCTGTTTTACCAGTTTTATTATTTCTACCTTCTGGTGCTAATCTTTGAGTATGAATACTTTTACCACGTCTTTCTTCTAAAGTTTTTTGTTTAGCACGAGTTCCATCATTTATTGGAACGCCATCAGTCGCTTCAGCTCGTTGCCACATTTTTTCGTCAGAAGCATGTGAGTTATATTTAGATACTTGAAATCTATCTCTTTGTAGTTTTTGAGAACTTGTCCCATTTTTATTATTAAAATTTTCATAAACATCTTGACCTTGACCATCATAACTTAATCCACCTAAAGCAGTAGGATTTTTAAAAGTATCCGAAAATGCTTTCATCTCTTTTTTATTTTCAACATAAGAACCTGTTTCTAGGGCATAGTAATTATTAATAACAAGAGAATTATCACGTCTGTTTCCAGGCGTTACTTTAAGTTTTGAGAATTCATTAGCAGGATGCATGGTAAATTCATCAGGACTGACGACATTATAAGTAGTTGGTGCATTAGGACTACTATATTTATTATCTAAAGGCTGAGTATTATTATCAAATATTTCATTAGAACTTCCAATTGTTTGTATTTTGAATTGATCTAAGAAACTAGTTTGGTTATTGTTTTGATTATTCATATAATTAGCTACTTCTTGTTTCATATTTCTATCGTAAACATCCATTATTATAATATATCATATATCTTTTTTTAAATTAAATATTTTAAAAAAGATATTCATTTATTTTTATAACAATACTATAGTTTTATAAAATGAATTATACTGTATTGGATGATTCATATGCTGGGACGGGTTTAGTGTTTTTAGGGAGAAGATTTTTATGAATCTCTTGTATATTTAAATTTGTTTTAGATTTAACTGATTCTTGTGCACCTTCACGACTATAACGATCTTTTTTAGCATTGTCACGGGATGATACACCACCTCTACCAAGAGGAGGCATGAAACTTGTGTTTTCGATAACAACATTTTGGGGATTCATATGAAGGTATGGTGTAAATTTATAATTAGCTGTATTCATTTCACGAAAATCAGTAATGGGGTGTGTAAAACGAGAATCTTCATTTGTTAAATTTTCAACAACGCTACCACAAGTATTTGGTGTAGAAACTTGAACTTGAGCGTAATCTTTGTTAGTTCTGTCAAAACTATTTAATGGAAGATGTCTATTTAATAATTTGTTTTCAATATCAATCTTAGAACCAAAATCTAAAAATCCTTCATTGTTTAAAGGTCTAGAAATTTGGGCTACTGTATTTCTAGCACCAGCAGGTGCATAACATGAATTGGTATTTTCTGCACTTGTTAAATTCATTACATAATCGTTAGTATTTCTTACTGTAGCATCATGCATTTGTAATTCAGCGGGATCGTATTTAGAACGAGTAAAAATATTAGCCATATATATTCTAGTTCAGAAAAAAATATAAAATAATTTATTTTTATATAAAAAAAACTAAATTATTTTATCTTGACGGGAATTATACTTGATTATCAAATTCAATGTTATTTTGATTCATATAATTAGTTAATTTACACATATTTTTACTGGTATCAATATTACGGACATCTCTAGGAGTTAATTTTCTTAGATTTTCCATATATTCGTTAGTAGCTTTATTATTTAAAAATGATTTGTTTTGTAAATTTCTTTCACATAAATAAGCAGGTGAATAATTTAAAGTTTCGGCAATTTTTTCGGTTTTTTGGTATTGTTGTTTAGGATCTTTAGATAATTTTCTGTTAATACCTAATAAATCATTTTCTAAGGATATTCTATCTACATGTTTAGATACATTAGGTTGCTCACCACATACTTGGCAATTTTCATGAGCATTAATATTTAAAACATAAGATAATGGTTTACTACTTTCGGTTGTTTTGACTAGATAAGCGGCTTCATCATATATCGCACGATCTGAACTCATATATAATATGAGTCAGAAAACTTTTTATAATTTAATTTTTGAGATAATTTGGTATACCAATATACCAATATAATCTTCAGTAAATAAATTATTTTTAATGTAAATATCAAATAAATTATTCATTAGTAAATTTTTATAATTTTTTTTATTATCTTTTAAGATATTTTTTATTAAAAATTTAAGTTCGGGTTTTAAAATAAATGAACATGCTAAATTAAAGGGATAATTAATAAATGGAACTAAATTAATTAAAATTATATCTATTTTTTTATAAGGGCATGATTTATTATCTTTAATACTACTATTATAATCATCTAATTCTTCTACAATGATAGTTTTAAAACTATCATATGTTGATTTATTATCAAACATATTATGTAATCCAATAATAATATTTTTTATAGTAAAATTTTGAATGCCTACTAATTCATCTACATTAAAATAATGTTTAAGAAAGACAAAATTTTCTTCATCAATATTATTAAATGATTTTATTATAATTATTTTTAATATAATTGCTAAATCTATATCACATTTATTTAAATAATATTTTTCCCCACCTTTTCTAAAAAATAGATGTTTTCTCATATTAGCTCCATGTTGAATTAGAACATTTATTATATTCGGATCTTTCTTTAAACATGCATATTCTAATAGACTATGTCCGTTCCCATTAACCTGATCTATTTTACCACCCTTTTTTAATAGTTCTTTCATTATTCGAACATCTCCGACTTTGATAGCATGATGTAAGACTGTATTTCCATCCTCATTAATTTCTCTGAAATTTATTTTATTATATTTTTTTATTCTGTCAATATCACTTTCTGTTATATTATTAAAAATATTATATTTAATATTTTTCACACATTCGGCTTCTGTTGTTTGAACAAGTTGAGATATTTCATCAAAATTTTTTAAGTTATCTAAAATATTTAATGATTTCTTAAAATATTTATTTGCTTTTTGTTGATTTACTTGAATATTTTTTTTCGCATGAGAACATAACCTCATTGCTTTTTTAAGTTGACTTTTAATTTCGATATCATCTAAAGACATTTATTAATATCACTATATATATTTCGTTTAAATTATTTTTTATAAATACCCGAAATATCTAAAAAGTTCGCAGTATATAAATCATTTTCATATACTATACGATCAAGATTTTGTGATTTTTCTGCAGTTACTTTACATATATAATCTGTTTCTCTACAGCGAGAAGTATTAGGAAATAAAAAGTTAGCAAATGAAATATCGCCTTTAGGCATATTTGGTATTTCAAATTGTTTAGTAAAACTATCATTAGTATCATTACCATCCTTAGGGTCTTTTGTTTTTTGTTCAGTTGAGTTTTTGTTATCCATTATATATATATTAGATAAAAAAAATGAATTATTTACATAAAAGAATATAATTATTAACTAATAATGTTAAATGAATCTTGGGTTGAAAAATTTAGACCAAAAAGTTTGGATCAGGTTATCTCACAAGAAGAAATTATTTCATCATTAAAGGACGTTATTAAAACTCAAAATGTTCCACATTTATTATTTTTTGGTCCTTCGGGTTGTGGTAAAACATCAACTATATTGGCACTTTCTAGAGAATTATTTGGCGATAAATATTGGGAAGACCGAGTGATTGAATTAAATGCATCTGATGAAAGAGGGATTAAAGTAGTTAGAGAAAAAATAAAAATGTATGCAAAAAGTGCTATTAATATGAATAGTAATATTCCACCATGGAAAATTATTATATTAGATGAAGCTGATAATATGACATCTGATTCACAATTTGCCCTAAGAAAAATTATGGAAGATTATTCAAAGGTAACTAGATTTTGCATTATATGTAATTATCATCATAAAATTATTGATCCAATAGTATCTCGATGTTCTATGTTCCGTTTTAGACCAATTCCATTAGAAGAGATTAGAAACAAATTAATTAGTATATGTAAAGAAGAAAATATTTATTGTTCGGATAATAATATTGAAAATATTATTAATATATGTAATGGTGATTTACGTAAGGCGGTCAATTTATTACAAAAATGTAAAAGAAATTTGAATTTTATCTCTACAAAGAAAAAATTACAACAAATAGATATTATAAACGAGGAATTAATAAATGAAATTTCTGGTATAATACCAAAACAAGATTTAGATAATTTTCTTAAAGCGTGTATAGAAGAAAATATAGAACAAGTTGATGAAAATATAAAAAAATTTTATATTAATGCATATTCTTTAACAAATCAAATAGAATCTATCACAAAGTTAATTATAAATAGTAACTTGACTAATATTCAAAAAACAAATATTATTCAAAAGTTAGTTCAAATTGATCAAAATTTAATTAAAGGATGTGATGAATATATACAGTTTTTCCGACTGGGTTATTATATCATGACAACAGTTAAGAAAAATTGATTTGGGGAAAGAAAAATTGAACATAATATTTAAAAGTTAACTATATTATTTAGTAATGAATAATCTATTATGGATTGAAAAATACCGACCGTTAGATTTTAAAAATATAATTGGACAAACGCGTAATATTGAATTATTAGAAGAGATGATAGAACAAGGTTCGTTACCACATTTATTATTATATGGTAAATCAGGTACTGGCAAAACATCTACTGTTATGGCAATTGCAGATAAATTATATGGAAATAATAAAACGTTTCATGTAATGAAATTAGATGCTTCAGATGATAGAGGTATTAATACGGTAAGAGATGAAATAAAAGGATTTGCAGAAAAAATGACGCTATTTAATCAAGGTATTAAATTAATTATTCTAGACGAAGTTGACTCAATGACATTTGATGCACAAGCTGCTTTACGCCGTATAATAGAAACATATTCTGATACTACGCGTTTTTGTCTAATTTGTAATTACGAAAATAAAATTATTCCTCCTATTAAAGCTCGATGTGTTAATTTACGTTTTCATCCCATCAATAAAGATATTATTGTTAGTAAATTAAAAGAAATTTGTAATAATGAAAATCTAAAATATGATGAAGATAGCTTGGGGGTTATAGCTGAATTATCATCTGGGGATTTAAGAAAAAGCATTAATATATTACAAAGTGTTAGTATGAGAAATTATAAAATAACAAAAGATTTATGTTATGAAACAGCCGGTGTTCCAAGTATTAAATTAACAGAAAAAATGTATAAAATTTTAATTAATAATAAATATGATTTCAATACTAGTTATCAAGAATTAGAGAGTAATATTATTAATAAAGGAGTATCCTTATCCTTATTTATAAAACAGCTAACTAAAGTAATAATTAAATATATTGACTCGATTGAAAGTGATATATTAGCAAATTACTTGAATGATCTAGCTACATTAGAAGCATCGGTAGCTAATTCAACATTCGGTTATATATATATAATTTCTTTAATTGGTATATTTAAGAAAAATTGAAATGTTTAAGATATAAATAACTACAATCTCTTGATTTCTTTAATGACCGAAAACGGAAATTCAGTAGATAAACAAACAAACTTTTTGGCTGCATTAAAGACTGTCACAAACTCGATGCAATCAGCATTTGCTAATGTTACGAGAACCCAAACAGATACAGCACGCAAGGTTCCTAAGGGTGTAATACAGAATGATGATATGATACATCTGGTGTTCCAAGTATTAATTTAACAGAAAAAATGTATAAAGCAGCTACATTAGAAGCATCGGTAGCTAATTCAACATTTGGTTATATATATAATTTCTTTAATTGGTATATTTAAGAAAAATTGATTTGTATATAGAAAAAGTATTACTTTTTCTATCTCAAAATAAAAATTGAAATATTTAATATATAAATAACTACATTCTCTTGATTTCTTTAATGACCGCATACGGAAATTCAGCAAATAATCTAACAAACTTTTTGGCAGCAGTAAAGACTGCAGCCACAGAATCGGTGCAATCAGCATTTGCTAATGTTACGGGCCACCATGCACAAGCAGCAGAGGAAGCACTCGATGAGCCTAAAGGCGAAACATGGAATGATGATGTGAATTACGCAAGTATTGGCACAGACTTTACTTCTAAACTTTTAGAGTTGGGACAAAAGCTTGTGGGCAATGAGATAAAGGACGCTAGTGGTTACAAGACAAACACAGGCAAGTATCTGGGTCACAAGAAAGCTCATGGTTCCAAGCGAACCGGTACTGCTTCACCTCCTGATGATCCAACACAGAACATTCCCCAGGTGCAACAGGAGTCTATCAAGGCCCAGTGTAAGCAGCTATTTGGACTGATTAGGACAGAGAAGTGTGAAAAGCGTCGAGCTGTAATGGTCGATATTTTTTTCCGATTTATCTTCCGAGAACGCGCTATCGCTTCTGGCAAGCGTTCTGCAGAGGGTAAGGGGAATCGTTCCCTCTCTTACTTTTTGTTCCATCTCATCTTTGAGGAGATGCCAGAAAGTGCCCGACAGCTTGTATCTCTTTTTGTACATTATGGGTATTACAACGACATTGATGGGTTGATTGCCTATTTCAAGACTGTTGATGAACCAATGACAAATCAACTGATTCAAGTGTATGTAGATGCACTTGAATCTGATGCATATCAGTTGCTTGGGACGGGTCTTATTGGTACAACCCATTCGGTATTAAAGGAAAAGGTTGAAGCCTTACGAACACAACTTGATGGTATGAAACCTGATACAATCAAGGAATTGTATCAACATCATAACCTTTCTCTTGCTGGGAAGTGGCTGAGTTCCGAGGGAAAGCATAATTCAGAACACCGTCCAATCTTATTGGCTAGACTATTTTGTGCTAACCTTGACGATTATAGTCAACGTGGTCCAGGATTTCACACGTTTATACAGCGCCTTTTTCGTATCTTTACCACATGTTTGCGAAAAATCACAGGGGTTGTAGAAGCTAAGATGTCTGCGAATCGATGGGGTGAGATTGATACACCATCGATACCTGCTGGCTGTTTGCACAAGAACAGAATGGCTTTTCTTAATGAAAAGATTGGTGAGTCATGTCCGCTTGAACTGTCAGCTACGGGAAATCGAACCACAGACCAGGATAGGATTTCACTACGTGAACAAGTCTTGAAGAGTGCTGTTGATGGTAAGCTCAAGGGTGCTGGCATGGACGGTTGTAAGTTTGCTGCTGTGATTTGGCCACGAATTAAGAAGGGGGAAACAATTTCTGCAAGCGAGCGCCAAGTATTGCATGCACAGTTCCTAAATGTTGTAGATGATATAAAGCAGCGGGTGCTTACTGAGCATGAAAATGCTATGGCCAAGTGGGAAGAAACCGGTGCTATTGAAACACAACGTCCACTACATCCACTAGATGTAATTGCAACAATTGATGTGTCGGGTTCAATGGAGAGTGCGAATGTTATGGGACCTGCGATTGTTCTTGGCATCATTACAACATGTATTTCACAACTTTGTCGTTCGTTCATCACATTCGATAACAACCCAACACTCATCAAGTTGCAAGAGGATGGGGACATTGTGGATTGGATGACACAAGTTTCCAAGGCACCATGGGGTGGTTCAACCAATATGGATGGAGCGATGAAGTTGTTATTGCAAGTATGTAAGGACGTCAAATCAATTAATCCAAGTTTTGCGGGGAAGATTAACCATATCATATTTACCGATGGACAATTCAACAGCCAGTTTTGCAGGACTGACGCTACAGTCGACTATCACTACCGTGACTTGTCTAACGAAGACAACACTGGTTGGAATACTTTTGCCGACCGCATGAAGCAAACTTTTAGTGGTATGGGCTTCTATCTTCCTCGGACAACATTCTGGAATATGAACTGCTCGAGTCCTGGATTCCCGGCACATGGAAAGTATAAGGGATTGGTCCTTACTGAAGGATTAAACCAAGGACTTTTCCTAAGTGCATTGGGAAGTGGAACAACTTTTACCCAGGACAAGGATGGAGCAATGGTAGCAGCTGTTGATCCGGTTGATACTTTCATGAAGAGTATTGCAAGGCCAGACTTTGACCTTGTAAGCGAGAGGTTGGCAACAGCTGGTGAAAGTGTTTTTGGTAAGTCAGAGAACTGCGAATTCGTTCGCCAGTTCTATGACCAATATCAATAATTACTTTATCAAATACAATACCTGATTTATTTATAATAAAAATTGATTTGTATATAGAAAAAGTATTACTTTTTCTATCACAAAATAAAAATTGATAATGTAACTATATATTTTTAAATATTTAACCTTATTTTAATGCTAACTCTTACAAAGTTATCCACACAATATTATATTAGGGAATATCCCAAGTATTATGAATTAGATTTACAAGATGATGTTAAATTAAGATTTAATGATGATTATTATTATTGCGAATCAGATACTTTACATCTTGACAAAGTAAATATTATATTATCAAAAATGACAATAACTGATATAAGTGATATTGTTAAATTACTAAAAGAACATACAAGTAAAAATGAGTTATCAACAAATGCTGAGTATATTGATACTATGAATTTATTCGTTCAATCTAATAAACCAACAAAATATAAATTAGATAAACATGTTTTATATTCGAAATTTAATTCATCTACTAAAGGTATGCAAAAGAATTCAAATATCCCCAAAGAATTACAATTAACTCCAGAACAAGTTTATAATATTATTATACAAGAAATCGAAAAAGTAAATCAGAATATGGAACATAATCATTATATTAGTTGTACCGATAATCCATATAATCCAAGTATTCATTTTGTATATAAAGATGGTGAATTAGGAGACAAAATGAAAATAATTAATAGTAAATATGGATATAATTATTTTGAATTGAAATTTAACCTTAACCCATCTATGTATCCATTTTTACCACCTAAAGTAGAATATGTTAAACCTAAAATAGATGTTAACTTGGTTAACAATATTTTAAATTTAGAGTTATGGGATATTAAAACATGGAATTATACAATTTCATTAGATTGGTTAGTTAAAAATTTAGGCGAATCATTAAAAGAACATTTTAACAATTATTTAGATTTGACTTTAACTAATGAAAATGGTACTTTTACTAAGATTGAATCTAAATTATTATTACTTGGTCAAAAGACAAAGGAAACTACTTTTAAAAAAATAGATATTAATATTGAATTCAATAAATTATCTCAATCAAGTCAAACAAAAGCAGCATATTGGAATGCCGGAGTAGGTTATGGAACAGGTAATCAGCGGAATAGTGAATGGGATATATCAACATATATAAATAATTGCAAAAATGAAACAGAAGATATTATTTATATTTTGGACGATTTAAAAAATCATATTAAATATTCAGATGAAGACATATCTGTTATTTTTGATTCAGTATTATGTAATTATATTATTAAACAATTATTTGGAACTACTCTTTTAGAATTTAATAAAAAAATAAAATTATATAAAACAATTATTAATATTTTAAAAATATTAAGTGATAAAAATCCACCTCAAGAATTTATCAATAAAATATACCTTGCCGGTGTTGATATGAGGAATGAAATAAATACAATTACTAGTAATTATGAAAATGCCAAAGCATTGGCAGAAGATGATCTTGATACTTATTTGCTATTTATATCGGTTTTTGAATATTATTCGAGTGAATATAAAAATAACAACGAGTTGGTAAGTCCGACTAGTACCAGTGATATGAATAATTATATAAATATGATAAATGAGAATAAATTTGGTAATTTTATTTTTGACCATGAACATCTATATTTTAAAAATGGAACAACTAATCTTGGACAAAAAACAATCTTACGAATTGTTTCAGAAATTTCTTCTTTGAAGAAAAATTTACCAGTAAATTGGGATACTAGTATTATTCTAAGAGTTTCCCAAGATAAAATTAATGTGTTATCATTTATTATTGTAGGTCCTAAAGATACTCCTTATCATAATGGATTATTTGAATTCCATGCTTATTTTCCAGATAAGTATCCCAAAGTAGTACCACAAGTTTTATTAAAAACAACAGGGGGTGAACGTGTTAGGTTTAATCCTAATTTATATAATAATGGTAAAGTATGTTTATCTTTATTGGGAACATGGAGTGGAGAAAAAGGGGAATCGTGGAACTCTGATATTTCTACTTTTCTACAAGTATTAATTTCTATTCAATCACTTATTTTGGTTGAACATCCATATTTTAATGAACCTGGTTGGGAAAGAGAAATGCATACCAAATCAGGGAAACTAAAAAGTTTCGAGTATAGTGATAATATCAGGTTAGAAACAATCAAACTTGGTATGATAGATATGATTAAAAATAGTCCTCAATCGTATGAAGAATTTATCAAACAACATTTTATTATGAAACAAAAAGAAATATATGAAACTATTGAAAAATGGATTGAAGAAACAATTGATAGAAAGAAAGATATGACAAAAGCATATAATGAGTTACAAAAACTTATTAATGATTATGAAGGAACGCATAATAAAATAGAATAAAATAGAATAATCTAAATTAATATAAGATGTATTCTATAAATATTTGTATTTCGGGAGATATGAATACAGGCAAGTCGTCATTTGTTTATTTTTTACAAACAAGTAAAATATATGATTATTATGTTTCAACTATTGGAGTTGAATTTACTAGTATACCGTATATATATTGTCATAATAATAATGAATATAAGTTTAAATTTAATATATGGGATTGTTCTGGTAATAAAAAATTTAGAAACATTTGTAGATATTTTTATAATAAAGGTCAAACATTTTTTTTATTTTATGAATCAAGTAGATATAATACCTTTTTAGAACTTGAAAATATATATAATTATATTGAAAGATATGGACCTAGTGAAAAAAAATATTATTTAATTGGAACAAAATCTAATTATGGTACTAATCAATCTACATTGGAATTATCTGAAATAATATCATTTGCTAAAAAAATAAATGCTACCTATACCAATATTAATTTATACAAGTGTGACACAATATATACATTATTAGACTTTTTATGTAAACAATATTTAGAAAAACATAATAGCAATCAGGATAGTATGGATTCAGAAATGAATACTTGTTGTAAAATATGTGACAACTGCTGTTTTAATTTACTGTTAAGTAAATGCAATCGAGATTGACTCGATTGTTTTAACTGAAGTTTTAATGGAAAGCAATGCAATCCTGATTGCATTGCATTGCATTACATCGCTACGTAGGTTAACACATATGTTAGTTAACCATAATAAAAATGTTATCGAATCCATACTTTTAAATAAATATATCAGTCATAATTGCAAACTTATATTTATTTAAAAGGATAGTATATACATATACTAAGAAATGCAACAAGGAAACAATAACTCTAATACAAAACGTTATGCTCGGAAAGCAGGTAGAACTCTACTTGTTAAAACTACTTCAGATTCAGATTTTAATGAGTTAGAAGGACTACAATCAACTCATTTAACAGAAAAAACTCATTCACACTTTTTAACTTTTGATACCATAACAAATGCTGTAAATGCACTTCGAACTCTCAAAAATAATCAAAGTGATATTAGAGTAAAATTTGCTCATTATCGAGTTTTCTTTACCATGCAAGGATTAAACGATAGTAGTGATTATAATACTATTAAAACAACACATGTTGATTTTATTCAAAATAATACTGGAACTAATGTTCTTTATTATAAACTATATCGTAAAAATAATAGTTATCTAGAATGTGGTGATCTTACACTTGATACAAAAGATGCATTTGACAAGCTCATGAATTCAGATGATGGACATAAAACATTTAGTTTAGATGGTGGATTAAGTGGTATGCATTATCGTTATAATCGTAAAGGTTCTAATAACGAGAACACTAATCATCAAACAGAAAATGTAGAAGCTGTTTAAATAACTTGATTAATATAGCTTTTAATATTTAAATTACTATTATCATTAATATTATAATACTTGAAGGTTTTATTATCAAGTAACTTAACATTTCTGAAATATATGTTATCTTTAATAGATAATATATCTCTTAGATCTTTAATTGTCATGTCAATAGATAATTGTGGTGTCTGAATTATCTTATTTTTTTTAGTAATAAATAATGTGATTACCTCTTTCTTAATAAACATACTATATTTATTATCAATATACCAGTTTGAGAATAAACAGTCAACTATTTTTCCATTCACGTACCATAACTGATTAGCGATAGAAATATTAATTTGATTTGCCATTTGCATCATAATATCAAGTAAAATTTTATCCAATACATCGAATTTATAAATTTTAAATGAATTATCTTCCATCATAATTTGAACAGATATTTTCATTTTATAATATAATAGTTTTTATATTATTTTATTAAAAATGCTATATAGTTTGTCTATTTTATTATTAATTTCAACAAGGATAATAGGTAAAGAAACTAAAAAATCTGAACTAGTCAATGTTTTCATATCACTTTTCCATTTAATATTATCTTTATCATCTTCAGGTGCGGAAAATATAGTTACTGTATCTACAGTAAAAGCCAAATAATCATTTAATTCTTCTGACCAATTATCTTTTAATAACAGTTTAGTATAATGATATGTATGAAATTTTTTAATTATTGATGCTTTAAATTTTTCAGGTGCTATATCTCCAATTCTCTGATTTGTTTCTAATATTAAATCAAATATAATTTTTCTATTAGATTTACCAAATTCTTCTATTAACATTTCCAAGTATGAAACCTTAAAACTTTTTGATACAGTATGTAATATTTGTTCCATTCCCTTTTTTATATTATCATAAACTAATTCATAATTTTGTTGTATATATTCTATATTAAAGACGGGGTCGATATACATAATTTGTTTTAATAAATCATTAGATTCCTTAACTAATGTGTTAATTATTATTTCTTTTTGATTTGGTTCTAATTCTTCATTCTTTATATATTCAAGATGTTTCATTCGATTGTAATATGATACAATTATATTTTGAATAGTTCTATTTTTATCAATTTCTTTCCAATAATCAAAAATAATTTTATAATTATTCATATAATTATGAATCTTTTTGAAATCGATAAATGTACTGTTTTCATAATTATCTAAAAAATCTATTAGTTTGTTAGACCATTCTAATAATTGTATATCAATTGGATGTCTATCTTTCATTGTTCCTAAAAGTTCAATAGGAAAATTATTTATTAAATATGCTGTTAGAATAACATGAGGGGTTATATTAATTATTGGTTTATATATACTGTTAAATATATTAATTACATTTTTTGTAGCTTTAATTATATCAACGCCTCTAATTATTTTTGTAAAATTATCAAAAATAATTTCATTCTTATTTTTAAGATTATATTGTTTTAAAATATATAGTTTTCGTTTAATTAAATGTGTTCTATAATATCTTTGTATTTTGATAATATGATTATTCATATCTATATACAATGATATTATTTTAATAGTATGATTAACGTGAAAAATTTATACTAAATATTCTATCACATATTTGTGTATTATCTATGCAATGGAAACCAGATTGATTTGTATCTTGATTGTACTTGTTTTCATTTTGTAATTTTATATCATATAATTTTCGTCTTTGTTCATCTGCTAATATATATTTAGCTTCTTTTAAAATTTTAATCTCGTTTATCATTTTATTAGTTAAAAAAGGTAGATTATTAAATTGTGATATATTAAATTCATATACTTCATTAATTTCAGTTAAGGTTGCATGTTTAGTTAGTTTTAATATTTTATAATAGTCTTTCATATTAATTATATATAATATTTAAATATAATAACAAACTGATTACAATTATTTTACTTTAAAAAAAATCCAACATAATAAATATTAGAAGATAATAACAAACCAAGTATTGATATTAAATTATTTTTTGATACATTATTTAATTTAGTTATTAATGATCCACCCCCTGTTTGTTCAGATATATTATTTTGGTTTAATAATCTGTGATATGATATTCTATATTGATAATCAAATAGTTTAATATTTCGAGATTCTAATAAATTTTTATATTCAAGAAAATTCATTATTACACTAATTTAGAAATTTATTAAAAATATATTTTTCATACAAAGATTAAGAAAAATTGAAACATAATATATATATATATATAAGGAAGACTATATATACTTAATAATGTTATCACCAAATATAAAAACACAAGTGACTAAACTTTATCAAAGTTTAGACAAACATGACGAATTTGAAGTTATGTTTAACAATTATAGAAAAGATAACAAATTAGCAATTATTGATTTTATGAACGTTATGAAATATTTGAAATGGAGAAATAATAGTGATAAATCTACTAAACTAAAAGAAACTTTATCATTAGATGTTATTTATAGTACTAGTAAAGTAGGCGTGTATCGAGTATCTATAAATGGTATAGAAAACATCAATAATTTTCTCGGACTTGTTCATCAAAGAAGAAATAATGTTATTTTTTCTATCTTACTCTCACAATACTTGAATAAAGATGGATTCAAGTTAATAAAAAAAGTAAAAGATATTACTAACATCATTGACGTAAATGAATTTGATATACGATTTAGAAAATCTCAAGAATTAGATGTTGATAGTAATATTATTAAAGATTTAATTAAATTAGTACCATCTGAATCCGATAATATTATTTATCGGTATAAACAACGATTAACTCTTGAATTACCAGATAATATTTTAATAGATTTAACTATTGTAAAAACAAGTAAAAATATTAGTAGTTTATCAAGAGCAGACAAAAGTTATGAATTAGAAATAGATTATATGATAGATAAATCTAGTAAAAATAATTTAGATAAAATTTTCAATGAAGTATCAAATATCAAAAAAATTCTATCTAATTCAGAGATTATTATTTCTAAAGAAGAAGAAGATACAATTGTAGAAAAATATAAAAAACTTGTTTATGGAGCTAATAATACACAATATAAAGCTTTATACTCAATGCAACCAATAAGTGCTGAAGTACAGCATTTTATTGATAATATACCAAATCGATATTGTGTTACTGATAAAGCTGATGGAGACAAGTATCAATTATTTATTCATGATAATAATATGTTTTTGATTTCAAATAATCTCCATGTTAAAAAATTAAATAATACAGTAAAAGATTTAAATAATTCCGTATTAGAAGGAGAGATGATTTACTTGTCAAAAATGCGAAAGTATATTTTCATGGTATTTGATTGTTTATTTTTTAATAATAAAGATATTAGAAATACTACTTTAGTAAAAGATAGATATAATACAATTATGTCTATATGTAAACAAATTAATGGACATTCAACATATGAGGTTAAAGAATATGATAGTACTTTTAATATTACTAAAATAGAAAAACATTACCAACATGAAATAGAAGGATTTTATGATAATTTAAATAAGGAAATAGATCATTTAGAAATCAATCAAGTTCTTATTTATCCTAAATTATTTTTATTTCCAACAGGTGGTAATAGTTCTGAAGTATTCTTATTTTCTAGTTTGATTTGGGTTAATTGTACTAAAAATGAAAAAGTAAATTGTCCATATATTTTAGACGGAACTATATTTACTGGGTTAGATCAAAAATATTCACGAGATAAAAGAGAACACAAATATCCAATATATAAATACAAACCCCCTCATACTAACTCCATAGATGTATATGTTGTATTTGAAAAAAATACAGAAACAGGTGGTTATATGGATATATTTGATAATTCATTACCCGAAACAATTGAATTCAAAACATATCGAGTAGCTAATTTATTTGTAGGGGAACAAATTGGTGATAGAGAACAACCAGTTCCTTTTATGAAAGAAATGAACAATCATCAAGTATATTTCCCATTAGTTAATGGTCAAGTTCGAGATGTAGTAGGTAATATCATTCAAGATCATACTGTAATTGAATTAACTTATACTGTTCATCCCAAATTACCACATCAATATAGATGGAATATATTAAGAACTCGGTGGGATAAAACAGAAGCAGTTATGAGATATGGTAAACGATATGGTAACTATAAAGATGCTGCGATTCGTATTTGGAAATCAATTAGAGAATCTATTACTATTGAAGATATTAATCACTTGGCCAATCCAGATACATATAATTCACAAATGAAAATATTATCTACACGAATAGATAGTAGTGTTATTTCATCACAAAGACAGCAAGATATTTATTATCAAAAAAGAACCAATTTAATTAAAAAGATGCGAGAATTTAATAATTGGATTAAATCTATTATTATTTATACATATTGTTCTCCTGCTAGACAAGATCGTGGAGGTAAAATACAAAGAAAAAGTATGTTAGATATTGGATGTGGTCGTGGTGGCGATTTGATGAAAATATATCATGCACGTGTTGGAGAATATGTAGGCTTTGATACAGACTATGAAGGTATTTATTCTGTGAGCGATGGGGCGATTAGCAGATATAATTATCTTAAAAGCAAATATCCAGATTTTGGTAAAGTATCTTATTTACAAGCAGATGGTGGTGTATTATTAAACTCAGATGCACAAAGTAAAGTTATTGGTAATTTATCAATAGAAAATAAAAAATTAATTGATACTGCATTTATTAAAAATAGAAAATTTGATATTGTCAGTTCACAATTTTGTTGCCACTATTTATTTGGTACCCAAACTAGTATAAAAAACCTAATTAGTAATATTGATACTTTCTTAAAAAAGGACGGTTATGTATTACTAACACTATTTGATGCTGAACTACTCGATCAAAAATTTAATGAAGATAATAAAATAACTTCTTATTATACTGATGAAGATGGTAAAAGAACTATTTTATATGAAATAATTAAAAAATATAACGGGAAATTGTCTAATGAAATTGGACAATCAATTGATGTTTATATGGAATGGATTAGTGACGAAGGTAAATATATTGAGGAATATATAGTTTCTCGTGAACTAATGATTAATACAATGAAACAAGCAAATTGTAGATTAGTAGATACAGATTTGTTTTCTAATTTGTATCATTTAAATAAACCTTATTTTGAAAATGTTATTAAATATGAAGAAAATCCAAAAAATAAACAGTTTTATGAAAAAGTAGCTGAGTTTTATGGAGATCTAAAAGGTGCTGATAAAGAAAGTCGAAATTATTCATTTCTTTCTAGATATTATATCTTTCAAAAAATATAATATAATATATAGTATATGCCTCAACCTGATAATACAACTTTTAGTATAGATTATTATATATATGAATATATATTTAATCCTATAGCAAAAAAGATATGTTTTATTAGTCCAAATGTAATTACTATACTTGGTGGCTTATTAATTATACCAATGAGTACTAATATATTAAATAATGGTAATATTTATACTTTTACATTTTTAGCATTTTTAAAAAAGGCTTTAGATTGTATGGATGGTTCTGTCGCAAGACAATGTAATACATGTTCAAAATTAGGTGCAACATTAGATATAATGACGGACACAATAACGGTCGCTATTTTGAATTTATTATTTATTTATAAATTATATCAACAAAATCAAATTAATAACCATATTTATATTGTTATTCTAACTATATTAATGGTTATCTTTTCAATTATTCAAGTATATAAAGAACTATACTGTGATAGAAATTATAATAATATGTTTAGATTTAAATTAGAGAAATATGCCCATGATAATATACTTGTTTTATATCCTATTTCTTATTATGTTATGAAAAAGGTTCTATCCGAATAAACTATACAAAAGAAGAAACTGTAATTTAGGATATTAAATTAGACTTGTAGCACATTTAAAATAATAATAATATATTATTATTTTAAAATAGCTTCTTATTATATAAATTGTATTATCTAATACTCTCAGACTATTTTTCGTCAACAAGAGATGTATTACTATCAACTTCAATTAAATAAAAAAACCCCGTCTTAAAGAACTCGAAAACTATTTTCGTAAACAAGGCATTGAAAATAATCAATTACGTTTACGATTGCTCGGAAAAAAACCGTACGTTGGTTAACACTCATAAAAATTGATTAATATTAACAAATTATAGTAAATTCTCATTGCTATAATAATGTCACTATCTTATGCTGATACTCGTAAACATGGTATGATTAATAATAAAACCAAAGTAATCAATCATCCAGATTATGGAAAGTTAATTAATCTGTCTCGACTAAATGCTTTTTTATTTGGAAAGAATGAAATTCCTATAACTACATGCAGACAGAGTTTAAAAGATAAAAAAATTATTTACACTATAAATAACGAAACTTATTTGAAAACATCTGAAATAAATAAATATTTTGATAGTATAGGAGATTTAGATAATCAACAAGATAGGTATATATTAATAAACTATTATAGAATTATTAAGAAAGAATTATCAACATGGGATAATCATATTTTTAATTTTTGGAAAGGTTTTCGGAACTATCTTATTAATCGTAACAATACTAACTCAGAAACTATTTTAAATTATATCGGACAAGATCATTTTTTAGGTAAACTTGAATCCAATGAAAGGATTATTGATATGAAAACTATTTTATTTGAAACAATTGGACCTCCTATTACTATTACATTCGGATATGAAAATTTAAATCATAAATATTATATAAATATATTAAATCCTGATTTTAATAGAATATATCAAATATTGGTAAAGGATTTACTTTGTCGTAATCCTGATGACTATATTTTACATAATTTAGCAAGAGTAACAGAAATATCATTTGCGAAATTGATTTTACAAAGTTATAAAAAAAAAAATGAGTTTGTTATTCCTATTGAACAAGCTGAAACAATTATACACTTCAAATCTAGAAAAGCACGTGAAGAATATATAAATAAATTCATTATTAGATATGACACGGGAACAATATACAAATTATCCGAAGAAGGTATTATGTTAAATTTTGAGGGACTTAATAAATATTTTTTAAATTTAAGTGAAAAATATTTATCTAGTTTTGAAAACAAAGAACAAATTAATACAATGTATTATAATATTACACAAGAATTAATTAAAAGTTATCAATATTTATATGAACATTTAATTTAAACCAGCTAATACATATCCATATCCACCAGCATTTATTTCCATATATGGGAAAGTATATGCATAGAATGTTGGAATAAATACAGAATCTAATTTATATACAAGAGGATCATAATACATATGATAAATTGGTTGAGATGTTACGGGTACATAACTTTTTGCTTGTCTGTAAAAATCATCAGAAGAGACAGGTGAATCGTCTAAACTTTTTCTGGAGCTACGACGAGAGCTTTTACGGGATGTTTTTTTAGAGCTGCGTCTTTTAGAACTGCGTCTTTTAGAACTGCGTCTTTTAGAGCTGCGTCTTTTTTTAGCACCACCTTGGAAACGACCTTTAAATTTTTTAAAGTTAGTGATAAATCCTTCGATTGCTTGGTCTTCGTTTTCAATTTCATAAGGTTGTATTGAATAGTTGACTTCTTCGAATTCTTTTGTTTCTTTTACTTCAAAATGATAAAATTTACCTTTTCCAGAACCACCTTTTTGGATAGTAAAATAAAAACGAGGAACGTTATTATTGAAATGTTCTGATAAAGTTTTATAGAATTTCTTTGCAGCGTCTATTGAATTTTTGGTTTTAATTTTTGTTCTATATTCACCTTTAATATAAGGATTAACTAGTTTGTAGGTATTTGACATAATATATATAATAATTTAGATATTTTTTTATTATAATAAATTAAATTTTAATTATTTTTTCCCCTACAACATGAATAAGACTTTGAGCTAATTGATTTCTACCAGATTCTTTGAAATTAAAAGTACAAGTATGGCTTTCAGGTAATCTACATTTAACACAAAAATTATTATCACATCGACAGTCATAATTAATAATACCAAGTTTTTTAGAACAATTAAAACATCTGTTATACTTCTTTGTTATATTTTTATTATCTATTGAAGCGGTCATAGTATCTATATTTAGACTAGAATATTATATTTAAAACAATCAATTTTTTTTTTCTAATCTGATACTAGCTCTTACTTGGTCATAAGTAAACCATTTATCTTCACAATTTTCACCTTGATAGTACGCTAAATGTTCCTTCGGTGAACGATTATTACCAAAGTGTTTAAATGTGTATATATTATTTTCCCATAATATGATAGAATGTGTTCCTAACATGTTTAGCCCACACAGTGCATAATTACCTAGTGGGTGAGGGTGATACTTATCTTCTGAACCGATTGGTAGTGTCATTACAAATATTATTTATGATAAATATGATAATTATTCAATTTTTAAAAATTGATAATAAACATGGTTAAAGATAAACCAAGAACATGAGTAATATAATATGGTTAATATATTAGAATTAAAAACAACACAAACCGGACCAATTAGAATTTTAATAGATACATTGAATTCACTTTTAACAGATGTTAATATTACATTTTTGCCTTTTTATATTAATACTGAATCTATAAATAGCACTACATCTGATGAAAATAAAAAGCTAGGTGGTGTTGTAATTAAAGAGCTAAATAAAACAAGTAGTATTTTAATACATTGTAAATTAGATGCAGATAGGTTTGAATATTATAATTACAATTACAAGTATAATAAATTAACAATTGGAATAAATTTAGGTAATTTTCTTAAATGTATCAAATGTATGACACATTTTGATACGATGACATGGCGAATCGATGACGAAGATATTAATAAATTAATTATGATTTTAGAAAATGAAAAAGAAAAGAAAACATTTAGAATAAATTTAATGGATTTAGAAGATAATAATTATGAAATTGATCCAGTTAAATTTCCTTATTCTATCAGTCTATCATCCCAAGACTTTCAAAAATATTGTAAGGATATGGCTTCTGCTTCTGATAAATTAGAACTTAAATGTACTAATAAAAATGTATTCTTTTCAGGTAAAGGCGAAGTAGGAATTTTTGATTTTGAATTAGATGTTGATAAAGGTGGATTAACTATTCAAAGTACAACTAATAACGAAAACGAAATAGTACAAGGATTATTTGAATTGAAATATTTAATAATTTTTACTAGATGTACTAATTTATGCAATCAGGTAACTCTATATCTTAAAAATAACTACCCATTAATTATTAAATACTCAGTCGCAGCATTAGGAGAAATAAGACTTGTTTTATCACCGAGTAAACCCAAAACATTATATTAATTCCTGGATGCGCATTATACTTCAATTTTATCAGGCATATGTGAAATATATATAATATCGGTTCCCCATTTTTTTAATATATTATGATTTATTATTTTAATACTATTATTTTTACTATTTGAATTCCATATTTTAATAACACAAAAATTATTTTTTTTAAGACAAATAGATAACCCAATTATATCATCCTTGTATTCATTTACCAATAATTCATTCGTTACAAGCAAAAGAGATAGTTCTTCCCATAATTCTTCAGTTTGATGTTCTAATAATTTAAAAGACCAACATCCTCCATTAACATTTGATTCATCTTCCCACATAGGGTTAACATCATTTTTCATTATAAAAAATTGTTTACATGTAATACCTCCAATAACTTCCCAGTTATTATATATTTTCCAAAAGTCTTCTGCATTCTTAATTTTATATATTTTTTTATATCCATCAATAGACCAATTGTCTTTTTCATGATGATACCATAAATTCCATGTATGAGTAAATTGAGTATCTGCCATTAATTAGTTAATGTAATACATTTTTAAAGTATTTTAAAAATATATTATACTATAAATATAATGTTTACTTTTATTATCAAATTATATCTTGAGCTTATTAATTTTTTACAATATATTTTTAGCGGACGAATAAAGGGATTAGTAAAAAAAGATACCACCGAAATAATTACATATAAATTTCTAAATTATATTCCTTATAGATGGTATCTGCCTTTTATAGATGAAGATGAATATTTATATTATTATGAATTAAATGGTAAATATTATTTATCATCAAAAACTATTCGAATATCTCCAATGATTATATCTATATTTGTATTAAATGATGAGACCGATATAGATATAACTTATATTTATACCAAATATGTTAACACCTTTCCATTATGGTTGGTAATAGCAATTGAAAATTTAGAAGAGTATTCCATATTAAAAGTTACTAAATCTGGATTTATAGAAGATAAAACAGAATTGATTAATATTGAACGTAATAAATATCATGAATTAGCAAGTTTATATAATCTTAAATACATAAAGTAATAATATTATAATTAATAAATGCTAATAAATTTATTAATTATTTTTTATTTTTTTAATAATGTATTTTTTTATATTGATGATATTTCTTATTTTTATATTTTTAAAACTATGTTATATTTATTCTGTCTTAATTATAAAGCAATTAGAGATTATATAGTAATTAGATATGTTTTATGTAGATGTATGTTCTTATATTTGGATATGATTTATTTATTTATTTTACAATGTAAACTAAATATGGTATATTATTGTATTAATTATATTAAAAATAAAGAAAAAACACTCGAAACACACACAATATCTAAATCAAGTAAATTTAAAACAGAACAAGATGTTGAAGACTTTTTAAATAGTTGTTCCTAAGTACATTTTAAAAATAGTTTTGTATTAGTAATATAGTTACTTAATATGTTAGTAAAATAGTAATACTTTTCTAAATTAACTTTATTATTTAAAAGTTCCTTTTCAATAATAAATTTTTCTTTATTTTGATCAATACAATCTTGTTCATAATCCAATTGTTTGTGGTTGATGAAACAGTTAATATCAACTGTTTCATTATTAGAATGAGCAAAAGGAAGTTCTGCTTTCAAACCGATACATGCTTTAAATTGTTCAAGTAATATATAATGTGCTGGCATATTATTTATGTCAAAACAATTTATCATTGCTATAAAATCTATTTTATTTCTTATTTTTTTACTAATTCTTTTAACATTTTTACCTAATATAGTTACCAAAGACTTTAGTATTAAATTATTTATACTTCTTGTATGTAAATGAATTAGAATATGTTCTTGATAACTATTCTTTGTAATAGGATGTTTATTTGGTTTATTCATATGTAATACTGATTGCATATTTTCCAAGTAAATAACAGGTGTTGTTTTTAACTTTATTATATGTTGGTGACTAATAGAATGTATCATATTAATTTTAACCATAGATTTTATATGACTATTAGAAAATACTTTATATGTTTTTAAAATATTAATAAAATTAACTCCACAATCAGGATTACTATTATTATCAAATTTTTCAATAACACCCCATCTAAAATAAAATGTATTTATGTCTTTGTTAATAGTTAGTTTTTCTGTTACATAATCAGAAATTGTTTTATACTTTTTATTTAATAATAATATTTCATCATTATCAATAGATAATACCCATGTAAAAGTGCTTTTTTTTATTAAATGGTCATATTGTAATAGTAAACGATTTTCTAGATTAGGTACATTATGTATTTCGACATATGGTATATATTTTATAGGGACCTTATAATTAAATCTATCACATTTCAGGATAATAATTTTATCAAATCCAATTTTAACATAATGTTCAATAAAAAAATCTAAATAAGGTATTTCATAGAATGCTCTAGTATATATACAGAATTTCATTATTTAAAATATAGATTTAAATTTTATTGTTAATTGGTTTATAACAAAAATAAAAATTGATTTGGGTTTCTTTTCTTTCCGAATGCAATCCCTGGATTGCATTGCACTTATTAATAATAAAAGCAACGCTTTTATTATTAATAAAAATTGATATTACCATTCTAAAAAATATATAAAACTAATATATTAATATATATAATGTCAGATACCATAACTCAAGATGATTTGAATAATTTACTTAAATTATATTACAAGCAACCGCGTGTTCTTTATGAACATCTTTTCAGTTCGTTTCATCAGTTAATAGAAGAGATTATTCCAACAAATCTAAGTAAAGATAATAATTATTTTTATGAAAATATAGATAATAATGTTGTTTATTTACATGGATTTAAATGTGAAAACATAAGTATTAAACCACCATTAAATACTACTAATAATGAATTGTTGTCGCCAAAAGAAGCTAGAAAAAAACATCTTAAATATTTTGGTACAATTTTAGCTGATGTAACACAATTTGTTGAAAAGAATGATATTGTTACTGGTGAGAAAAGTATAACTTTTGTAAGCGAAACAGAAAAAAATATAGCATTGGCAAATATACCTATAATGATTAAATCTAAATATTGCACCACATCAATTAAGCAAGATTTATTAGGTGAATGTAAATATGATCCTGGTGGATATTTTATTGTAAACGGACAAGAAAAAGTTATAATGTCTATTGAAAAAATGGTTGATAACAAGGTTTTAATTTTTAGTAAAAAAGATAATACATTTGAAAACGGTAAATCATATACAGCTCATCTTAATTCGAGAGTTGATGATTGGTCAGATAATCTACAGATCTTAACAATTAAAAATAAAAAAACAGGTTCTATTAATATTTCTAGTTCTCAACTAGCAGATATTCCAATTTTTATCCTTTTTAGAGCTTTAGGAATAGAATCTGATAAAGAGATTTTAGCAAATATTATTTATGATTTAGATGATATTAAAATGGTAAATCTATTACGCAAAGCGGTTTCATTTTCTATAGATGAAAATGGTGTTGCAATTAGAACCAAAGAAGAAGCTATAACATATTTAATTACTAAATTACGTCGCCATCGTAGAATATCTCAAGATGAAGAACTTGCAAATATTCAAAAACGAATGTATCTAAATAAAATATTACGAAAGGATTTATTACCACATCTAGGTGATGACATACCAAAAAAAATAAGATATTTAGGAATGATGACTAACAAGTTATTAAATGTAATGTTAGAACGTAAACAACCAGATGATCGTGATAGTTTTGATAACAAAAGAATTGAAACTCCTGGTATATTAATTGGACAGTTAATTAGACAAAATTGGAAGAAGATGTTAAATGAAATTGGTAAAAATTTCAAAAGAAAGAACCAATCTGATGTAAATCCATTTAATGTTGTCAATCAATTAAAACCAACGATAATCGAACAAGGATTAAAAACAGCTCTTGCGACTGGGATTTGGGGTATGAATAGAACAAAGAAAGGAGTAGCTCAATCTCTACAACGTTTATCGTGGATATTAGCTTTAACAAATTTACGACGTATTATGTCTCCTTCTTTAGATGCATCTACAACAAAGGTAACATCAATTCGACATGTTAATAATATACAATATCAATTTTGTTGTCCTGTAGAAACTCCAGAAGGTCAAAAAATTGGCATAGTAAAGAGTTTATCAATGATTTCAACCATTACCAATCAAAACATGTCTCAACGAAATATACTTGATGATTTGTTAACAGAATATAAAGAGTATACTCATCCGTTTGAAGTAAATCCATTAGAAATGAAATCTTATGGTAAGATATATTTGAATGGAGATTGGGTCGGTGTTACTAAGACAAATGTTAAATTATTTAATTTTCTATTGGAAAAACAACAACAAGGAATATTAGATAAAATGACATCCATTTCATTAGATTATGATACTAATGAATTAAAAGTATTTTACGATGGTGGTAGATTAATTCGTCCATTAATAAATATCAAAGATAACAAGGTTATGGTTACTCGTAAAATAATGGATGAAGTAAATAGTATGTTATTAAGTAATGATGTGGCCAAAGGATGGATTCAATTAATTAATAAATATAATAATATTATTAGTTATGTTGATATTGAAAGCAGTAACTATATCATGTTAGCAGAAACTTTAGACAAATTAACAGAGAGTATAGTAAATAAAAATAGACCAATTGAATATAATGATAGTTCTGTAGTAAATCGTTATGGCGATTATCGATATATGAATTATACACATGTAGAATTTCATAGATGGACTATGTTAGGCGCTGTTGCTTGTGGAACACCATTTGCTAATCATAATTATGGTACAAAAAATATTGTTGAATTTTCACAAGCTAAACAAGCAATTGGTATTTATCTAACAAGTTATAAAGATAGAATGGATATTTCACAAATTCTATATCATCCACAAACTCCAATTGTTACAACAGAAGGTATGAATTACAATAATATGTTAAATTTGCCATATGGAGAAAATGCGATTGTTGCAATTATGAGTTATACTGGATATAATCAAGAAGATTCACTTATCTTTAATCAATCGTCTATTGATAGAGGAATCTTTCGAGTAGATACATTAAAGAAATATCATAGTGAAATTAAGAAAAATCCATCAACATCTCAAGATGATATATTTAGTAAACCTGATAGAAATAAAGTAACAGGAATGAAACAAGGTAATTATGATAAATTAAATGAAAAAGGTTATCTAGAAGAAGAAACAATAATTGAGGATGGAGATATTATTATTGGTAAAGTTTCACCTATCCAACCAACTGGAAATAATAATAAAGTTTACAAAGATGAATCTGAAATATTTAAGAGTAATGTACCTGGTGTTATTGACCGAGTCCATACAAATATTTTTAATAGTGATGGTTATGAACAATATAATGTTCGTGTTAGAATGGAAAGAGTTCCAGTAATTGGTGATAAATTTACCAATCGTCATGGACAAAAAGGTACTCTAGGTATTAGCTTACCACAAAAAGATATGCCATTTACCGAAGAAGGATTAGTACCAGATTTAATTATGAATCCTCATGCTATTCCAACACGTATGACAATAGCACAACTAATTGAATGTATGACATCTAAAATCGGCGCTATTGATGGGAAATTTATTGATGGAACTCCATTTAACAATAGCGATATTAGAGATTTACCAAATATTTTAAAAAAATTAGGCTATTCGCCATATGGAACTGAAACAATGTATTGTGGAATAACGGGAAATAAGATTCAAACTGAAATTTTTATTGGACCTACTTATTATATGAGACTTAAACATATGGTTCTTGATAAAGTGCATTCAAGATCTAGAGGTCCTAAACAAGCACTTACTCGTCAACCTTTAGAAGGTCGTTCTCGAGGCGGTGGTTTACGAATTGGTGAAATGGAAAAAGATGCTATGATTGCTCACGGTATTAGTCAATTCTTGAAAGAACGTATGATGGAAACCTCTGATATTGAAACCTTTCATGTTTGCGATGAATGTGGTTTATTAGCGAGTCGAGTTATTGATAAAGATTATTATGTATGTCATGCTTGTAATAACTATACAAGAATTTCTACCGTTAATCTGCCATATGCTTGTAAAGTATTATTCCAAGAATTAATGAGTGTTAATATCTTACCGCGAATTAAAACCGAAGAATCTAAATTTGATTAATTTATACAAAAATAAAAATTGATTTGTCATTTATTAAATTATATTAATACAAATATTTAACATGTCGTTATTTAATCAATTCTTAAATATTGATAAAACTTATCACCTATATAATTGGAATCTATATATAGAATTAATAGAAACCAAAGAAACTCATGAATCGTTTGATTTTTATGAATGGTCCACAATACAAGATAATATTAAATATAATGAGATTCTTATGTTATCAAAATTAGATTTTAGTAGTAATTTTGATAATATTATTGAAATTGTTAAAAGTATTATTATTGAGATAATCCAAGATACTCCAGGATATCATTATGAAAATAATAAGATAAAATTGGATTGGTGGGTATATGAAAATTTAGTGAAATGTAATAATTGTAGTAATATTTGGGATGGTTATGCCCAATGTAATTGTTACATTTAATCTTTATTTTTGCGATTTCTTGTTCTTTTTAAGTTTACTCTTTCAGTTATAGCTCGTGAGTTTAAAATATGGTCCGTCATGGCAATTGCTTTATTAGAATCGCCAGTTATTTCAACCAATGCTTTATGAATATTTTCTTTTTTTAATGCAGCAGTTGATTTAGATACATTTCGTGTTAATTTACCATTACCGATAGCAATACTTTTTTCTTCAACTTCGACTAAAAAGTTCAAAATATATTCTTCGTATTGTTTCTTTTCATTTGTTAATTCTTTCATTTTCGCTCGATATTCTCTAATGCTATCATCAATTGTGACCCATTTTAAAACATTATTTTTAAATACTTTTGTTACCTTGTGTTGTACTTCAGTATCAGACATTATATATAATAATAGATATAAATTATTTATTTATATCTATTAATTAGTGCATATACAAGATGTGCAATTATTGTAAAGGATTTGCGTGAAGAGGTTCACCATGGATATGACTTTGATAGAAAGGAGTGTAACCATCATCATATTGAATAGCAATATCACCTCTTAAATCATTACTAGCATTACGATTAACATTAGCAATAGAATTAACAGCTTGGAATCTATCAGCTAATGGTGTAGCTAAAAGATCAGTTCCTTCGATTTGTAATACATCATTATCATCAACAACGGCATCACCACTAGATACAGGTGCTTCTGCTGGTCCAGATTCTTGATCTCCTTCAGCACCAACAACCTCAAAATGTTCATAATTAATTTCTTCTGTGGTTTCTGGTATTTCTTGTTTTTGCTCAACTACTGGAGCAGGTTCTGATACAAAGGTTTCTTGACCTGTTATAACAGTTTTAGATTTCATGTTAGTCATGTTTTCTGGTTTACTTTCATTTGTAGAAATTGTATTATAAAGTAAATAAGCTAAAACAGATAGTGCAAGCACCATAATAACTCTTGAAACAACCATTCTTATATATTTTATAGTAGAAAATTATTATAAACTATATTTACTAAATAATTTAAATAAAAAATCGTTAAATTTTTATACTTTTATTTTAAATTTTTTATATTAATATAAATCTTGTGATTCACTAGACTCACTATTAAATTCATATTTAATATTTACATATATTTTAATAGGTTTTATATATTCGTTATCACTATTATTATATAATATTTTGATAATATCGTCCTCTTCTAAATACGATATACCAACCAAATCGTCGTTATCATTCTTTATAGTAATATCAACACTACCTTCGATAATATTTATTTTCAATTTTGCGTCAGTGCATTCTATATAAAAGTTATCAAAATCCCATTTAATATTTTTTATCTTGGTTTTTAAACATTTCATTTCTATAGAAAATATTTAAATCTAATCTTTATTAATATTATTTTAATGTTAAAGAATATATATAGATTTCAAGATAGTAATGATAATAATTTACTACATATCCTTATTAATAATAATAAATCCAAATATTTAGATAAAATATTAGAAAAAGGATTAAAGTATGGTTATATTAAAAATATTATTAATAAACAAAACAACGAAGGCGATACACCATTACATTTAGCTGTTAAATCAAAAAATTATACTGTAGCCTCAACTTTAATTAATTATGGTGCAAATAAGAATATAATTAATTGCCAAGGTCAGAAAATAATAATGAAGGGTGGTGCGAAAAATATATATCACGGTAAACGATATATATAATAGTTTAAAAAAGTATTCATTTGATATAAATAATATTTAATAAATATAGAATCATTATTTCTTACTATTTATACTAATGGAATTTTCAAAAAAAGTAATTTATAAAGGTGTTAAAAAATCATGGAAAGATATTATTAAAGAAAGTATGAAAAATGACAACTATAAAAAGATAAAGGAAAAAATATTATCAACAAAAAATATTATCTATCCCAACTATGATAATATTTTTGAAACATTCAAGTATTTTGATTTGGAAGACACTAAAGTAGTAATTATTGGTCAAGATTGTTATATTAATCATATTATTAAAGATACTATAGTTATCCCTCAAGCAAATGGTATGTGTTTTTCTGTAAGTTCAGAACATAAAACACCACCTTCTTTAAAAAATATTTTTAAAGAATTAGATGAAACAATTGATGAATTCACTATTCCCACAAGTGGAGATTTATCTAGATGGGTTAAAGAAGAAAAGGTTTTACTGCTAAATGCTGCACTAACGGTTGAAGCTGGTAAATCTAATAGTCATGCTAATCTATGGACACCAGTTACAAATAATATTATTAAAGAAATATCAAATCAAACCGAAAATATTGTTTTCATTTTGTGGGGGAATTTTGCTAAAACAAAAGCAGAATTTATTGATCAAAGTAAACACAAGATTATTTCTGGAGTTCATCCATCACCTCTAGCTGCTAGATATAATATGAAAGGAACACACAAAAGTTTTTTTGGACATGCCTATTTTAATAAAGCAAATGAATATTTAATAAAACATAACAAAGAACCAATATCTTGGTTATTATAATGGGTAAAGATATTTGGAAAGTATATTTTAATTAATACTGACAAAATAGTTAATAAAAATTGATAATACTAATTTATAAATATATAAATTAGTATTATAATGTCAAGTATTAACCCTTCTGAAAATAATGACCGGGGTGTATCAACCATGTTATTAGATACATCTTCTATGATAAGCGCGTGGATGCCGTATATGGAATTATCACCATTTGATATTTTTTACAAAGATATAAAAGTATTTTATGTAATTTTTAATTATTTCAAAACTATAATTAGTGAATTTGATGAAGATATTGAAGAAGATGCATCGACAGATAATCCCGTATTTATTATGGGAAAAAATATGTTACCAGATTATAAAAAACTTGTTGAATATTTTAATCTTGTAACTAAAAATGAATGGACTGATAACATTGATTACAAAGATGTATATAAAAAATGTATAAATCATTTGGCTAAATTAGTCGATACCATAAATGAGAACGAAGATATGATATCATACGAATTTGAGAAACTTAATAAATCACTAGATGGCATCCATAATGAAATATCTAAATTATCTAATAAAAAATGATTATGATGTAGTATCGCCTAGTTAACAGTTATTAAAACACAAGTTAACCCATATTATTATTTTAATAAAAATTGAAATAATAATATTTATAATATTTATCAGACTTGTTAATAATGTCTTTACCTACGACTACTGCAAATAACGATGATATCGAGATGCCATTTTTGGATTGTATGGCTTGTGAAAAACCACGTGTAAATTATTCTCAATATGATGAAGCTCGGTTAAAACACCATATGATAGATCGCAAAGACACATGTCAATGCAAGTCAGTGCCTATTGAGATGAATGGATCGTCTTCAACAGGGCATATTATACCATCATAGAATGGTACAAAGACGCTATGTATGTGCTATTCCTATGTGGAAGGTTTCATCTAAAACACAAGAATTAGTAATTATTATATTTTTTTATTATAAAAATTGAAATTATTATATTTAATATATTTCTTGCAATTTGAATATATCAGTATGTCATACGACAATAATGGTGAAAATAATATGATTGGTCAATTTGCCAACATCGCAGTTAAAACGAGTACTGTAAATGAGAGTAACTCTCTTAAACTAACGGGAACAATTGACTCTCTAAGAAATAAAATTATATATGCTCTTGGGAAACTTCCCAAACGGTACTACATCACCATTCGTGATGACTGTGAATCAGCTTCGAACTCGATAGAGTGGGCGGTGGACACATCATTGCGTTATCTCCTGTCCAATAGGAAGCATGAAGTGATTCTAGTGATCAAAATGATTCCAAAACCCAATCATCGCCAACCTACACCCATAATCTGGGGGAAAGTTTCAATGACGATTTTGGACTATCCTCCATACCAACCGGAGATAAAGGAAAACCCAACACCTGCGGTAGATTTTATCCCATATCAGCGACAGGAACCCCGTATTAATGTTGGAATACGTGAAATAGGGAATATAGAGTTTGAATGTGGAAACAATCGTATAAATATACGTGGGGAATTTGATGGGATTCTAGCCAAAGTGCTTGAATATTGTGAACAGAATAATCTTCCACATAATACATTGATGTCTGATATGAATCAACCCTACAGTAACGCAAATGAGCTGTACTCTGTTGTCTCAGATATTATATATAATATACTGAGCGCACCGGTAGGAGCGACGCAGACATTGAATACACTAGTTGCTCCCACAGTTATGTTAACATTCACTGTGTTGGAATAATATATATATATATATATATATATATGTATATTATACACCCCTGTATAATGAATATGATTTCATCATTCGCATTCCTTGCTAGCGGTACCGTAGCATATTATCGGAATATTGTCCCAATATGTATAGGTTCCATTTTATGTTTAACGAGCAGTTTGTTTTATTATACATCCATTATAATGCACTCACGTTATACACACATAATTAAAGTAATAGATATGTTTATATGTCAAAGTTGTATACTTTATTTTATATTAACATATATGTCTCTGCATTATTTAAATATAATCACATTTTTAGCGGTATTATATTTGGTGCTTGTATATTATATACTTAATTTATCTAATGGATCTAAAAATAACTATATATGGCATTCTAGTATTCATCTTATTGCTAATATTGGTATTATTTCATTAATAGAAGCTTATTAACCATTATTATATTATTACAAGTCAAGCATTGCAATAATATAAATGTCATAAAAGCAACGTTTTTATGAGTGTTAATAAAAATTGATTTGGGTAAAGAAAAACTGTGTTTTTTCTTTTCTTTCCAAATGCAATCCCTGGATTGCAGTTATTTTTAGAATGCAATCCTGATTGCAATACATGTATTTTCAATACAAAAATAAAAATTGATATAACTATTTAAAAAGATAGTTATCTTTATAGTAGTTATGGAAAATATAGATGAAAATTATCTAGACATGTCGGAAGAAGATATTGATAGTCTTCTTTTTGGATGTACAGTTCTAGAAAAAGTACAAGAAACATCAAGTAATTGTGTTTCTTGTAAAAGTGATAATCTAGTGATCGATAATATACATGGATACTATATTTGTCAAGAATGTGGTGTAATTAATAATATATTCTTAGATAAGAATCCATCATTTAATAAGGATTCGGAAGAAACAAGTTCGAGTTATGGATGCCCTACTAATTTTTTCTTTCCAAAGTCAGCTTTAGGAACAAAAATTAAATGTCGTGGTTATAACAGGATTTCAGCTTTACAGAGACAAGGACAAATGCCTTATAAAGAGAAATCTTTAATGGAAGAATTATATAAAATTCAAAGCAAATGTAAACAATATAATATCACACAAACTATTATTGATAGTGCAAAAATATTATATAAAAAAATTAATGATTCAAAACATACTAAAGGAAAGCGTAAGGGTAAGAGTCGTATTATGAGATGTATTAATAGAAAGTCCATGATTGCAGCGTGTGTATTTTATGCTTGTAAATTACAAAAAGAACCACGTAGTCCTAAAGAAATTGCTGATATTTATTCATTGGAAATTAAACATGTAAATAGAGGCTATCGAAAGTTTATGGATTATATTAATATAGATGAATTATTTATTCAGTTTTCAAGCAGTCAGTCTACTGATTTTATCAGTAGATTTGCCCATAAATTAAATATGGATAAACAATATATTAAAGAATCAATGGAAATTTCAAATAATATTCATAAACTTGATTTGGCATCAACACATGAACCACCTTCTGTTGCAGCAGGCTGTATTCTTTTGGTTATAAATATGTTTAATCTACAAATTACTAAGAAACAAATTTCTGATGTTTTTGGAATATCTGATGTGACTATTTCAAAAACATATAGAAGAATTTATCCATATCATAAGATTATTACAAATAATGAGATAACAAATTTGGTTTTAGAAAGAAAAAAAAATATGCCCAAGCATAAACAAAATGTAACAGAAGATAATTTAGTTATGAGTTTCGCTAAAAAAAACGAGTTGAAAAAATCAGGTGAGACTATTAATGTATAGATAGTTTATTTTATTAAAATTTCGTCAATTATTTCAGATATATTAGTAAATGTTTTTACACAAAAATCCTTACTAATTAATTTTGTATATTTCTTATTTATCTCTTCAAGATCTTTTTTGTTTTCAAAAGGAATATAAATTTGCTTAATTCCTGCTTTTTTAGCACCTAGTAATTTAAATTCCAATCCCCCTATTTTAGTTATTTGTCCCGTTAGATCAATTTCACCAGTCATACCAACGTCATTTTTAATTGGTATATTTACTATTCGTGAAATAAATGCACTTGTAAAAGCACAACCAGCACTCGGTCCATCTTTAGGAGTTGATGTAGATGGGGTATGAACATGAAAACCATGTTTTAAATATTTATTCATATAATCATCTAAATTATCAATATTATATTTTTGATAATTAATTTTCAAGTATTCAAGTGCAGCAGTTAATGAACATAAAACGCTTTCTTTCATAACATCACCTTGTTTACCAGTTAATTTTATTTCGTATTTATCACAAGAACTTTGTAGATTAGGAAAGACTTGAATTGGAATAATCCCACCATCGCCAGTTGTTGTAGCATATAAACCATTAATAATACCGATTTTTGGTTCAGTATGAATAATAACCCTTTCTTTAGTTGGGGGTGATAATATTTTATTAATTTTCGTTTCAGTTAATGAAAATTTGTTCTTTTTACTATTTTTGAATAAATTTTTACAATATATTTTATCCAAGTTAAGTTCGAGAAAAATATCTTCAAGTTTTCTTTTAATTTCTCTTACACCGGCTTCATTAGTATAATTATCAATAATATATTCTAATACATTGTCAGATATATTTATCATATTTGAAAAATTTAATGTATCTATTATTTCCGGCACTATATATTGTTGACATATTTTTAATTTATCATTTAATGTATAGGGGGCTACTTTAATTTCTTTTATTCGATCTAATAAAATCGGATCGACGAGTGAAGAATCATTATATGAGAATATCATAATCACTTTATCAAGAGGAAATTCAATACCCTGAAAAAATCTATCTTGAAAACTTTTATTCATATTGGGATCAGTTAAATGAATTAAAATACTAGTTATTTCGTTTAAACTACCATGTTTACAACATGCTTTATCTAATTCATCAAAATATAAAATACATCTGGATTTTCCCATTTCTACCATTTTTTTTACAATTAAACCGGGTTGGGAACCTGAATAGGTATAACCATGTCCATGTAATAATTCACCATCATTCTGACCTCCTAAAGTAATCTGTCTAAAAGGAATATCTAATGCTTTACTTACACTCTTAGCTAATAATGTTTTACCCACACCAGGAGGCCCAACAAAACCTAGACTAGTACCATGACTTGATGGATTGGAAATCCATTTACCTATTATTTGGATTAAAGATTTTTTAGCTTCATCGTGTCCATAGCATAATTTTTGTAGATTAGTATTTGTTGTTGTTAAATAGTCCTTTGCCTTATTATTATTTACACTTAATGATTTAAAAAAGATATCATCATTCGGTGAACTCCATGGATAATTTATAATGGTCTTAACATATGTTAATTGTTTATAATATTCATTATTAAATGAATTCATTTCTTCTATTTTTTCTAAAACAAGTGTTTTGACATTACCCGGAATACTTTTATTTATAACTAATTGTTTCTTATAATCAACTTCTTCTAATACAATATTTTTAATGTTATCTAATTCATTTTTAATATAACTATTTGATTTTTTTATTTTAGATTGCAAGTAATAAGTCAAATTATTATATAGAAAATAATATAGTTGATACTTGGAATTTCCTTTCTTTTCTTTCAATAAACCCAATAATAGTCCAGCTATATCAATTGATTCATCATTTCCTAATAATAATAAAAATATAATATCATACATCTTCTTTATATTATCACTTGTGGCTACAAAATCTTTCATTAAAGTAATAAATGTAGATTCGACTAATTTGCTATACTTGTAATATAAATTTATTAAATATTCTATATATTCATCAATTTCATAGCAATATATATTTCCTAAATAATCATGTCTAATTAATGTTTTTACAAACTTAATATTAACTTGATTAATTGTTTCAAGATTGTTTAGTACATTTAATTTTTTGTCATATAAAAGAGGATTATTAATTTGACATGTTTTTATAATACTAGATAGTCTATCCATTTTAAATACGATATTTATTCTGATATATTCATTATTTTTATTAGGTAGTTTTAACCATAATTCTCGTGTTTTTTCTAATATATCACTTTCATAATATTTTGTAGGTATTCTCCAATAATAGTCTTTTGTTTCATTGGATACATCAAATATATCAAAACCTATAGGAATACATATTTCATTTATTTCTTCTAATAAACAATTTGTTACAGTCGAGAAATATTTTTTCGCTTTAATATTAAAAATAATTTCAAGCATGTCAACAATATTATCATATCCATATTTATTTATTAGATCATAAATTTTATCTTCAGTATCTAAAAAAGTAGTTTGGTTAGGTATTTCAGTTTCATATGCTTTAATTATTGGAATAATATTAGTTGTATCTAATGTATTAATATGATTTAATATAAAATTTATTTCTGTAGCATCATCATTAAAATATATATTTATATGTTCATTATAGTATGTGTTTAAATTTTTAATTAACTCGTATATTTTACCTAAATAAGAATTAATTTCATTCGAATGAAGAGTATATAAATTGTTCAAATTATCTACATGATGATTCATCCTATTTAGAATATTTGTTAATTTATTATATCTTATTTGAAGAAAGTATAATTTATATTTTTTAATTTCATCATTCATCATATAATAAATTATAATTAAATCACTATTATAATACATTAAGTTCGTTTACTATATAAAATCAATAGGCTTGCTAAAATTGCCGATTGTGATAATAAATTGATTTAAAAAAATAACGAACGCACTTAAAAAAAACAGAGTTAGTTTACTTTAAAAAAATAATATATACATATATTATATATATATGCCTAGTAAAACCAACAAGTCTCGTAGTAAAAAAGCAAAAAGTGCTTCTAAAACTACAACTACACCAGTAGCATCTGAACCAGTAGCATCTGAACCTGTTCAAGTAGTTGAACCTGTTCAAGTTGTTGCCACTGCCCCTACTCAAAAAGGAGGTAAAAGCAAAGCAAAAAGAGTTGTAAAGAAAGCAGTTGTCGCTGTTGTTGTTACTCCTACTGTTACTGAAACCGAACTTCCCACTGAAACAATGGCTTTTACTGAAACTGATGTAAACACCACTACACTTTCACAAACTGCCGCAGGTAAACGTGTTCGTTCTTTTAAAGTATGTCTTCCAGGAACTGAAAGCTATGAAGGTAGATTTACTGGTCTTACCCCATACCAAGCAGCCAACAAAGCTCTATCTAAATACTACAGAGAAACAACCAAACCTAAAAAACAAATTACTTTTTCAATTAGAGAATCAACTCGTGGAAGCAAACGTTCCACATACACATACAATGGTCGTCGTGAAAAACTAACAATTCCAGTTCAGTATGCTATCAAAGATGGTAGAACTATTACCAAAAACTACAAAAATCGTCTAACCAAAGTTAAAAAAGCCGAACTTAGCAGCATTGAAGTTTAAAATTGTTATAACATAAATTTATTTTTTAAAATATTTATTTTTTCTAAAATTTGTTGATTGTGATATGTATCAATTATATTTTCTATGTTTTTTAATCTTATTATAATATTTTGTTTAATATTCTCCGGAATAGTAAGATTAGAATCCTTCATCTTATTATATATTTTTTTAATATTATATTTTAATTCATATTTTAATCTAATATTATCCAGATCATAACTTTCACAAGTTATTGGTAGATTTATATTATTTAATGGAATAATTAAATTACTTATTTCACCTGTATCGGAATAAATATTTACCAATAAAATATAACTAATTAATACTTTAAAATTAATATATATTATTTTATGATTACCAACAATATTTTTTTTATATAATAAATTATTATACTTTACTAATTCATTACTTCCTTGATATATATCTACTTTTGTATCCTCGGTTATAAATTCATCTATGATAAAAGTAGTCATTTTTTCAATAGGTAAGATACTATTATTATCTATTAAATAATACATTATATCATCGCCAATATCAATACCTATACCGTTATATAGAATGTATGATTCTATTATATCCATTTAATATTATTATAGATTAAATAGATATAAACAACGAACAAAAATTATTGAAAGATATAGTATTTGTAATACTTATTATAATGGAACATACAATAAATATGAACGATATTAATATACCCAGATTTGAGGATGAATCCGATACTATATATAATTATCGAGTGAATTATATTAAAAATAATATTGACACATCACAATTAAAAGAATTAATAAAGAATTCAAAAATCATAGCAAATATAAAATTTAAAAATTGCCGATATGAAACAAAAATATATCATTCTGTTAAAAATTTTCTTTAAACTTTACGACTATAAAGTATTATAAATAAAATAGCAATAATTAGAATCAAATTAATAATGTACATAATAAATAATAAAGTTACATATGGATATATACGTTCAGTAAATTTATTTAAAACCGGCGTTAAAATCTCCTGATATAACATATTTTTATTTTCTTCGTTATTAAACTCTTCTACCAATTGATTTAGTGTATTTTTTATAAAATTATTAAACATTAAAATGAAATAGAATAATATATTAATGTTTAAACCGATTAATACAATATTATATTGTTAGACAGTCTGGATTTTTTAGTAATGTTACTTGTCCGGGATTCTTAGTCTTCCTAATATTTTTTATTTGTAAATATATGACCTTTAACTTTTTATAGTGTCTGTATTTAGAATGGTCTTTTATTAACTGTGCTGCATAAAGACAAAGGTCTTTTTTTAGATCATCACATTCAACAATACAGTGTCCAGAAGATAAATTATCTAAATGAACCCACCAATCTTCGGGGTCTGATTCATCTATTAATAAATGGTTTTCTTTAGCATTTTCACCTAATCTAAATTTTATGTCATTAAAAGTAAATTCTTTCATTACTATTATTTAGTGATAATATAATAATTAATCTAGTAATTATTCAATATTTAAAACCAGACTAGCTCTTTTATTTCATGTAACATACTATAACGTTATAATAACATTATTAAAAAATAATTTAAACCATTCCAATTTAGTTAATTCCACAAATATATAACCATAATTTTTTCGTAGTAATTCTCTCTGTGATGCTTTCTTATTATTATGTAAATTTGATAACAAGTTAGAAAAATAATCATTATCCATCATTGAACTAGAATTTCTTTTTTCTTCTATATTATTTACGTTTGTCAACAATCTTTCGGTTGCTGTTAGACAAATTTCAGTCCATATATTTACATCTAGTGAAATTATATCGGTTTTAATATTTTCATTTTCATTAACCATATTTAATATAACAAAAAACAGTTCATTAATAAAATCATTTATTGTTTTACACCAAATACAATAAGTGTCATTTGGATTTGATACTTTCCAATTTAAATTAGCATTAGTTATAATTCAATCTTCCATATAAATAAGAGTAAAAATATTTTTATAACATAAACCAATATATCAATAAACCCTATGCAATCTTGATTGTTTTTATTTAAGAGTATTCCAATTTTAAATAAAAAATGTTAAAAAATTTGATTTTAAATTATTATATAAAGCTTTCTCTAATATATCAATAAGACATGTCTATAAATTCTAAATTTTATAAGGATGATATTAAGAATATAAATAAAATAGCTTTTAGTATTTTTACCAATGATGAAATAAAAAAGTATTCAGCTGTCAAAAAGGATCCTTTTGGTATTAATGTTCCTGATTCTTATGATAACTATGAACCCAAAAAAGGAGGTTTAGTTGATTTAAGGTTAGGCTCGTGTGATATTTATTTGAATTGTACTACATGTGGATTAAATTCAATTGATTGTCCTGGTCATTTTGGACATACTGAATTAGCCGAACCTGTTTTTCATTATGGCTTTTTACCACATTTAACAACCTTATTAAAATGTATTTGTTTGAAATGTTCAAATATTCTACTTAATAAGGATGATGAAAATATTCAAAAGTTCAAAAACAAAACAGGAAAGCGTAGATACATAGAGATCAAAGAACTTTTAAAAAATACTAATTATTGTCCTCACTGTGGAACACCAGTTCCTAAAATAAAAAAAGAGGTAAAAGAAGCATCTGTTTCAATTAGAATTGTTCTTGAAAAAGAAGTTGGTAATGTTATTGTTGATGAAAAAACAGGAATATCTACCGAAACAACTAAAGTTATAAAAGACTATTTATCTCCACGACAATGTTATAATATTGTAAGAAATATATCTGACGTGGATTGTTATTTATTAGGTTTTAATCCTAAAGAATCTAGACCCGAGGATTTAATTATATTAAGATTCCCGATTCCACCAGTATGTATTAGACCAACAGCTAAGATTGATTTCTTAGCTTCATCTACTATGGAAGATTCATTAACTTTAAAAATAGCCGATATTATTAATAGTAATATTCGTGTTAGAAATCAAATGAATAAAAGCAATCAAGATGTAATAACAGCTGAGATGGATACAAATACTTTACTACAATATCATATTGCTACATATTTTGATAATGATTCTGCATCACTTCCCAAATCCGAATTTAAAACAGGTGGGAAACCTACGAAATCAATATCTGATAGGCTTAAATCCAAAGAAGGTAGAGTTAGATATAATTTAATGGGTAAACGTGTAGATTTTTCCGCACGTTCTGTTATTACAAGTGACCCTAATATTAATATTGACCAAGTTGGTGTTCCATTAAAAGTAGCAAAGGACCTAACTATTCCGGAAGAAGTTACACCTAAAAATATAAAACAATTGACTCATTTAGTTAAGAATGGACGTGATGTTTATCCTGGTGCTAATTTTGTTTTTAGAACAAATTATATCAATGGTAAACCAATTGACCAACGAATTGATCTAAAATATCGCAAGAAAGATATTATCTTATCATATGGTGATATAGTAGAAAGACAAATTGTAAATGGTGATTATGTATTGTTTAATCGACAACCTACACTTCATAAACCATCAATGATGGGACATCAAATACATGTTTTAAATAGAGATGATACCAATACATTACGTATGAATGTAAGTGTAACTAAACCATATAATGCTGATTTTGATGGTGATGAAATGAATCTTTTTTTGGCTCAATCAATTCAAGCGCGTAATGAATTAGAATTAATAGCTAATGTTAAATATCAAATTATTGGTGCAAAAGAGTCAAGTCCTATTATTGGATGTGTTCAAGATAGTATTTCTGGAGCGTATTTATTATCTCAGGATAATAATATTGATTATAAAACTGCTTCTAATCTGTTATGTACTACTTCTAATAGACAATCCGGACTGCATCTACACTCCGGAATGAATACTATTAAAGGGCGAGACCTCTTTTCATATGTTATACCAAAAGGTATTAATAGTATTAAAAAGAAAGGGAGTGATGTATTTTTCCAAGTTAAAAATGGGCAATTTATTAATGGTTCTTTAGACAAGTCTCAGTTATCAACAAGTAAAAATTCGATTATTCATTATATTTGGGATAAATATGGTCCAAATAAAACACAGAATTTTATTGACGATACACAAAGATTAATTTTAAATTATTTGTTAAATAAAGGATTAACTATGGGATTTAAGGATACTATAATATCAGATAAATTAACAACACAATTGAATGAACTTATTCATTCCAAATTATTATCATCAAAGTATCAAATTACTCAAATTGAAAATGAGAAAGATATGATTAGTCCACAATTAATTGAAGAATCCTTAACTGCTGAATTAAATTCAGTTAGTGCCAATATTGGTAAAATTATTATGGATTCTCTTGATGAATCAAATGGTTTTAATATAATTATTAAATCCGGTTCTAAAGGTAACCCAATTAATATTGCCCAAATAGCAGGTTGTTTAGGTCAAGTTTCATTAGAAGGATCGCGTATTAAAAAACGGATTCAAGGACGTACCTTACCGTTATACCATCAACATGACGATACTCCTGATGCTAGAGGATTTGTAAGTTCTAATTTTGTAGATGGATTAAAGGGTGCTGAATTCTTTTTCCATACTATGGGTGGTAGAGAAGGTTTAATTGATACTGCGATTAGAACAGCCGAAACTGGTTATATTCAAAGAAAATTAATCAAAAGTTTAGAAGACTTGCATGTAACATATGATGGTACTGTTAGAATGACAAACGGTACTATTGTTCAATATATATATGGTGAAAGTGGTGTTGATCAAGTAAAACAAACACAACTTAAGTTAGATATAATTAATATGAATAATGATGAAATTACTAAAACATTTATCTTTTCTGAAGAAGAAACTAATAAATTAGAAAAGAAATTCAAAAAGAAATACAGTAATTTTAATAAAACGTTATATGAAAAAATGATCAAATTTAGAGATAGTTTCAGAAATATCTATTTTAAATCAACAGGTAATTATAAGATTTTGGAAGATACATTTATGTTACCAGTTAATTTGAATCGATTAACTCAAGAATATTCTCATAATAAAGTAAATATAGAAATTGAACCTGAATATATAATTAAGCAAATTGATACATTATTAGAAAGTTATAATGAAAGATTATTAGTCTTGATGAAACAAGATTCTGATTTATTGAAAAAAGACGAAGATGATTTTAAATATTTATTCAAAATTTCATTATATGAATATATTTCACCTAAAAAATGTATTGTTGAATATGGTTTATCATTAGCTGAATTTGATAAATTAATTAATGACATTCGTGTAGCCTGGTCAAAATCATTAGCAGAACCAGGTGAAATGATAGGAATTATTGCAGCGCAATCAATAGGTGAACCTACGTCACAAATGACTCTTAATACCAAACATTCAGCCGGTATTGCATCAAAAGGAACCGCAAATATGGGTGTCCCACGTATTAAAGAACTTTTTCATTACAGTAAGAATATCACGACTCCCCAAATGACAATTTACTTTGATGAAAAATATAATATGGATAGAAAAGCAGTAAATAAAATTGCTTCGTATTTGAAACATCTGACAATTGGTGAATTAATTGATTCTGCTGAAATATATTATGATACTAATGGAGATGATGAACTTTCAAAATTATTAAGAAAAGATGATGTTAAAAATCCATTCTTTATTAATAATCAAAAAACAGAAGTAGATACACTACCATTTGTTTTTAGATTCAAGATGAATATCGAAAAATTAATGGACAAAGAAACAACTCTTCTAGATATTAAAACTAAATTTATTACCTATTGGTATAGGAATTTTAATATCAAAACTCTTAAAAAGAAGCTAAAAGATATTATAGTTAATATTGACAAATTAGCTATTTTAGATAATAGTAATGACGTTATTCATATTCGATTTAAAATAAATAACTTTAATTATAGTCTATTAACATCATTTATGAAAGTTGTATTAGATATAGTAACTTTAAAAGGTATCGACAATATTAATGATATTGATATGATTCAACAAATGCAAGTTAAATTTGATAAAGATGGTAATAAACAAGTTAATAAAGAATGGGTGGTTATATCTAATGGTATTAATATGCAAACACTCAAAACATTAAAAGGAGTTGATAATATAAGAACTAAAGTAAATGACATTTCTACTGCTTATAGATTATATGGCATTGAAGCTGCGCGTCAAATTATAATAAATGAATTATTACTAACATTTAATGCTGGTGGTGGAAGTGGTATTAATAATGCTCATTTAACAGTTCTTGTTGATTTCATGACTCATAATGGTAGTATTATTTCAATTGATCGACATGGATTAAATAAATTAAATACCGAGCCAATGTGTCGCGCATCGTTTGAAAAAACAATGGAACATTTTGTAAATGCGTCTATTTTTAATGAAATAGATGAGTTGAAATCTGTTTCATCAAGAATTATGGTTGGTCGTGTTATTAAAGGTGGGACTGGTTCATTTGATTTGTTACTAGATACTGATAAAATAAAGAATTCGGAATATATTGAAGATGAAACAGGCGGTAGAACCACATTCGTTTCTCTAGATAAAGAACCCTTGTTCGAAGATCTAATTAATTATGGATTGAATGAAATAGACTTTTTAATCCCTTAATTTAAAACTCAGTGCTTTTATGCAATCAGGATTGCATTTATAAAAATTAAATATAGTCATTTATATTTTCTGGAATTTCACTAATATTTAATTTATAATAATTCTTCATTTTATTTAATAATTTAATATCCATCGAATCTTCCATTTTGACCATAGTGATTGAAACACCTTTCTTGCCAAAGCGTCCACATCTACCAATACGATGAATATATGTCTCTTTACTAATTGGTAAATCATAATTAATTACTAAATTAACTTGTGGTATATCAATCCCACGCGCTAGTAAATCAGTTGTTAGTAATAATCTAGTTTTACCATCACGAAATTCATTTACAATATCAGTTCTTTCTTGTTGTGTCATCTTACCGTGAATAGCTGTAATAGAGAAATTCTTTTCTTTTAGATTATCTGTTAACCATGTAACTTTTCTAATAGTATTACAAAATATAATTGCTTGTGTTGTTGAAATTAAATTATATAAATCAAGTAATACGTCAAATTTATAATCTTCTACTTCCACATCAATATAAAACTGACTAATTAAATCAACAGGAATCTCATTTTTTCGAAGTAATACTTTGATTGGATTATCCATTAAATTATTTGATAAATTAAATACATTTTGGGATAAAGTAGCAGATATTAAAAGATATTGTATACCCTTAGGTATTTTATTAAACATATTTTGTAAATTTTCTGTTACCCCATCCGATAATAGATTATCAGCTTCATCAATAACTAGCATTTTAAGATTATTCATCTTAATTTTTTTAGTTTGAATCATATGATTTATTCGGCCCAAAGTACCGATAATTAAATTCGTTTTTTTCAATTCAAACATATTTGTATTTATATTTGTACCTCCAATGCATAATGCTAATTTAAATTTACTATATTTTGCAATATAATTTGCTACTTTAAATACTTGTGTAGCTAATTCTCTAGTAGGTGTTATGATAATTGTTTGACATGTATCATCATAATTCATTCGATTAAAAATACCCAGTAAATAAGTAGCAGTTTTACCTGTTCCCGATTGTGATTGTAATAGACAATCCTTACCTGTATTTATGGACTGAATTCCATTAATTTGTATTTTAGATGGTGCCTTGAAACCATATAAATATACCCCTTTTAATATATCTTCATTAATATTTAAATCATCAAAATTTGTATGTTCCATTTATAATATAATTATATTATTCTCTTTATATCAAAGTATGGTATATGCAAGTCAAGCATGCGCATTGTATTGTAATAATATAAATGCAATCCAAGGATTGCAGTTATTAATAAAAATTGATTTATAGATTGTTTGGAATTGGTGGATTATATACAATTAATGGCTTCCGCAAAAGATTTAACAACAAAATATCAAGATTTTAACCAAAAACATATATCGTTCACTACACTGGAAGAAAATGAACGTTCTAAAGGTCAGCGTATTGCATATCCTAGATATAATGATGGTGCATTGATGCTCCAATTACCATGGATGAAATTAACTACCTATGGTGTGCCTCGTATTGGAGAGTATTATCAGAACGATAAAGATCGTTCTTTTGTTAAGGTTCCTGTAGATATGAATAACCCAGAACATCAAGCAATTTGTACTGAACTAAAGACTTTAGATAAACGTATGGATACTGAAATGAAAGAAGAACTACTTGGTAAGAAATTTAAAAAGTTTACATATATGCCAATTTTACGAACATCACAAGTTGATGAAGATGATGAAGATGCCGAACAAAAACCACCTTATCTCAAATTGAAAATTGATACAACCTGGCCAGACTGTAATATTCGGACTTTGGTATATCGTTCAGAAATGGAAAATGGAAAAAGAGTTAGAACCAAACTAGATGTAACAACTGTTGATGAGTTTTCGGAACATGTAAGATATCAATCTAATAATAGATTTATTATTCGACCAGTGAAGCTATGGGCTCAACCTGAAAAAAAGAAAGACCCCCAATTTGGTATTACTTGGAAGATTATCAAAGTAGAAGTAGAGCCAACTGCTGCTAGTGGAAATAATTTATCATCTTATTACAATAACGATGCCTTTTTAGATAGTGATGACGAAACACAAGAAGCAAATGATGAATCTAAAAATGATGAATCTGATGAAGCTGAATCCGAAGATTCCGAAGAGTCAGACAATGATTCAGAAGATGCGGCACCACCTAGTCCTGTGTTAAAAAAGAAAGGACATTCTAAATCTAAGAATGCAACTTAATTTATTTAAATAATTGATTATTATTATTCTATATAATGAATCCAAAAACTCCATATCGAGTTAGTAATATTAAAATGGATAATATTTGTTATACAGATGTCAAGTCTAATAGTAAAAAAACAATTATTTATATAAAATATCATGAAAGAGATAAGTTGAAAAATATTGTTTTTCAAACACCTACATTATTAAATATTAACAAAGCAGTGAAAAAGAATGATATATATGAATTAGATATACCATTACATGGTAAATGTAATAATAAAGTTCAAACCTTAATAAATTTTTTTAATAGTTTAGATGATAAGATAGTGAAAGATGCTAAAATAAATACAAAATGGTTTAATAATTTTATAAGAAATAACACTATCAAATATCAAAAAATAGTAAGATCATGTGAAGAGGTAGAATATCCAAACGGAATGATTCGTGTAAAGATTCTACAAACATCAGATTTTGAAACATTAATACAAATGAATAATAAAAACAAACTTAATGTTGAAGACATACCTACAAATTCATGGGTGAAAATGATACTAGAAGTATATGCAATATGGATAAACGAGAATGGCTTTGGTTTATTTGTTAGACCAATCTTAATTTCATTTCAAATCAAAGATCAATTAGATTATAATTATAAACTAATGGAAGATAGTGATGAAATTGATAATATTATTCACACAACCAATGAGATTGATAATTCGATTTTTATAAAAGCAGAATCTGATTTAACTCGGCAATCAGGATTGAATAGTAATATTACATCGACAGTATTAGAAATGCCCCATAACGATAATAGTTTTGAAGAAATGAGCAATTCTAGTGATATTAATTTAGTTAATAATAATAATAATAATCTTAGTGCCACTTCAAGTACGCAAACTTGATTGGTATACTAGCATATATTTAATAAAATTAATCATATCTTACAAAGATTTAAAGAACAATTTATTTTATTAAATATATGGTCGATAACTCATATAAACAAGATAACATGAACTATAATTTTGAAGTTAGCAAAAAATTAGAATTAACATCACAAGAAGTTATGTTATTAAATTCATTAGAAGATTTTTATAAAAAAAAAAATAACTATGATTTATTCCATTCTATAATTAATGGGACTAATACTATATCAAGAAGAACAATAGAATATTTTGTTACAAATTATGCTTTAAATAATAAGATATGTTATGATATTGAAGAACGAGGACATATAGTTAGATTTAATGTATATACTTCTTATAAAGACCAGCTAAAAGCACATCGTAAAAAATATTTTGATCCATTTGGTAGAGGAGAACGCATTCCATTTTTTACTAATAATGATTGCATAATTACAACAATTGGTCAATTAAATTTCTACAAATGGTTCTTTTCAAAGAATATATATAATTATTGTATAGATAATTATGAAAAGGTTCAAAATTCACTTGTAAATAGTAAAGTATGTTATACCAAGAAATCTAAAATACCTACTAAAAATAATACAAAAAAACCAAATATCAGGTATGATTACACACCAAAAAAAGAGATGAGTCATAATGGCGATATTATTGTATCATTTGATATTTAGGGCCAATGCAAAAATAAAAATTGATAAATAGACCATTTAGTTCGATGATTCTATTATATTAATGTCCGATACAGAAAACAATAATAATATGCTATCAGATAATGAATCAGATGAGTGCGATACTATTCAAAAAGAAACCAAAAAGAAACAATCTTGTGGAGACTTGATGGAACATTTAACTCGACTTTATAACGAGTTGGATACACTTGATGTATCTTTTACAGAAGCAGAAAAAACATTTGATAAAGAACGTAAAGAGTATTCAATGCAACGTAAAAAAACAAAGAAAGACATTTCACAAATTATGAAAAAGTTAGAAAAAACTATTGAACTTGTCAAAACGAAAAAGAAACGTTCATGCAGTGGCACAGGTGGATTTAATAACAAAACAGCTGTTCCTAAAAAACTATGTGATTATCTCGATTTGGATGAAGATTATATTGATTCAAGACCTGGTATTCATCATCTTTTGACTGAAAAGTTTAAAAGTGCAGGATTCAATCATGGGAAAATACATAAAATTACAGATAAAAATGTAGCTAAAATGTTAGATTGTGATTTGGGTCTTACAATTGATTTTCGTGAATTTCAAACATTTTTAAAATCATTTTATGATGGAACTAAATTTACTAGTAAATATCATGCATTAGATGAATGTGTTTCAGATAGTAAAGAATCCGTTGAAAATAAACCAAAGAAAAACAAGAAGAAGAAAAATAAGAATAAACATGAACTTACAGTTTAGTTAAAATATTTTTTTAATAAATTCATATTATCTGTTGAATTATTATAAATTAAATTAAATTTTATTGCCATTTGATATTCATTTATTTTTTTATCTAATAACATTATACTACCATCTCTATAGGGCAACCAATTATTAATTTCTATTTCTTGGTCTAATAATTTAATATTATTAATTATTCCCGTCATATATTGATATAATGTTATGTTATATTCATAATATATACAATTTACTTCTGATTGGGTTAAATTGAATTCACTCCATTTAAATTTATTTGGTAGATTTAATTTAATAATTAAATTACCATTTTGTTCATCATCTATATCACCACCTTCATTAAAAATAATATATGGATGTTTTGTAATAAATTGATATGAAGTAATAATTTGTTTGGCATCTAAATGTTGACGATTAATTTTTATTTTTCTTATTCTATTATTTACTAAATCATCAAGTGATATATTTAATGATAATTGAATATCATTTTTATTATATTTTTGATATTCAATTGGTAGTTTATGCATTGGATAATATTCTGCTATTGTTTCATCCCATAATTCAATATCACTTTCAGAACACAAATGTTGTTCGGATTGTTTGTATTTTTTAATTGGAATAATATTATTAGTAAATAGTTTAAATATTTCTGACATATCAAATTTATCTAAAACATTCATTAATTTTGAACCAATATGGGTAAATTCTTTTTCGGAAATAGTTATACCAAAATGTTTCAACTCATTTAATTTTAAATTATTTTTAAATATATTTTCTAAAAATGTATGAAATTTAGATTTATTTATATTATTCATAATATTATATTCATTTCGGCTTTTATCATTAATTAAAATATTATAAGCATAATTTATTCTTTCAAATTTATCCTTTGCATCTATATCTGAACATTTATCAGGATGATATTTTTTAGCTAATCTGATATAGGATCTTCTTATTTCCTCAATACTTGCAGTTGGTTCTAAATTTAAAATTGTATATAAATCCATTATTATATAATAGTACAAGTGTTTATAACTATGCTTGTAGCTATATAAAACTTACTTTAAAAATATATATATATGACAAATGTACATCAAATAATTTCTAATTTATCCAATTGTTTTGAAGAAGGTAATACGTATATACATAATCTAAAAAATATGAGTATTGGCAATGAATTACATACAAAAGAATTAGAACTACTTTCGAATATATCAACCAATATTCATTTATTAAAGGATGAATTGGAAGAATTATATTATTTGTTATTAGATCGTGGTTCTAATAACAAGACAGCCGCGGAAAAAGAACGAATTAGACATTTTAAAATAAATAATAAAATTCAAGAGATGTTTATTCCTTATATGATGTATGCTAAATTAACTTTAGAAAATAGTGTTCAAGACGTTTAAAATGTGACAATTGTTGTTAACAATGCGGCTGCATGACTTGTGTCACTGAACGTCCGTTGTTTTAACATAAATACTATAAAAATTTAATATAATTTTATAAATTATATTAAAAATGAATAACGATGATAAACATTCAGATATAATATATAATGATTATTTACCACAATCTAAAGTGGAAGATTTACTAAAATTATCATCAACAACAGAAATAAATTTATTTAAAAAACGTAAAAATAAATGGATATTAAGAGATACTAGAATAATTGTTAATGAATGTAATAAATTAAAGAAAAAAAAAGTTAAGAATTTATCTACAAATCTAAAAAATATATATAGTAAAAAAGATAATTGCAATCCAAATTGCATGAATGAACTAAAAAATATCAATGATAAAACCATAAGTGATATCGATACTCTAGATAATATTATTAAAATGGTTAATGCTACTAATTTCGATCACTTTATTGAGATTTATTCTAATTAAGTAGACTCGTTAATGCTTCGTTCATGGATTCATAATCTCTAGGTCCATCATATTGAAGTCCTTTATTATCTTTGCGAAATAGTATAGTTGGGAAACCATTAATATCCCATTGTTTCATTTCATTTTTATTTTCATCTGAATCAAAAGTAATAAAATTAAATTTATTATTAAAGTTTTTTTGTAGGGTGTTCCATACAGGTAAAAATTGTGTGCAATGACCACACCATGTCGCTTTAAATAAAATAACATCTATTTTATTCCCACCACCAGATTGACGACTGCCGACAAAATTCGTATTTTTCTTTTTCAAATTCAAATACTTAATTTTGTAAATAAAGTATTTTTTATAAAACTTATCGTTACTAGGATCCATTAATATAATATATATTTTAAATATTATATTTTTTTCCATCTAATTAAATTCTGTCATTAATCCAGTTAGTTATTTTAGATAAAATCGCATCAGGATAATAATCATTTTCATTAAAAGGAACCAATAAAGCATGATTCATACTATCTAAACTAAATATTTCCTTATCCGATGATGAACATTCTTCTATAAAATTAATTGATGAATTAATACTTGTTATTTTATCTTGTTTAGAATGTATTATAAGAATTGGATAAGTAAAATCTTTACTATTTTGTTCTACCCATTTACATGCATAATAACATTCTCTAGCAGTAGCCATTCTGACTTTACCTTTACATTGATATTTATTTTTTTGTTTTGCTAAGGTATACTCTTTCGAACAACTTTTTTTTACTTTTTCAGAACTTAACATTTTCCATTTTGGAATATAATTAGATAATTTAATTAAAAGATTAATAGAAGTATTTGTTGGTGTAAGTTCTTTTGCGATACCACACATTGGTGCAAGTAATACTAAACCTTTAATTGAACGATGTAATATACTAAATTTAATCGCAACAGCTCCTCCCATAGATTCACCTAAAATAAAAATAGGAATATTTTTATGTTTACAAGTTATTAGTTCCACTAATTTAGATACATTAGATATTAAAGAATTAAAGTTATCAACATATCCTTTTAAACCATCGCTTTTCCCATGTCCTACAAATTCTAATGCATATGATAATATATTAGCCTTTTCAAAATATTTAATTCGATAATTAAATTCGTCTTGGCAATTATATACAAATTGAAAATGAGAATGTAAACCATGTAAATGAATTAATATGGAACTAGGATTTTCTAAATCATGAGTTAAAACATTTAATTTTAACCCATTATTAACAATATAAAAATCCTTCATCTATAATATATCAGATTTATTTTTTATAATTTAAAACATAAGCCTTTTTCGTTAGACTGTTTAATTCATCTTCTGATTGTACTAAAGATATATTAGAGTCATTAAATACATACCATCTGCTATCTCTCATACCAAAATAATAATAATGTCCTCCGCGTAAGTCACCCAAATGAATAATTCCACCCTGTAATCTATAATTATGTCTCCAATATAAGGGAATATTAATTTCTTTGTTATTTTTTTTTAATCTGTTATCAAATCTTTTTAAAACAATTATTAAATTATTAGGCCATACTGTTGTTTCGGTTCTTTTTCTAGCAATGGTTTTTTTATTACATTTTTCACAAAAATATTTATTATCGCCAAATAATTTTTCATTCGTTTTGTATTGTCTATATGATTCAGTTAATGAACTTGTTATAGGTAAATATAGGAACATATCTGTTTCAAAATGTTCACTTGTGGCTAAACATTTTACTAATTTACATTTAATATTTATAGCGGTTTTAATACCAATAATAGTATTACAATTAAAAGCATTATTTTTATCAAATTCTTCATTTATAATATCAAATAAAAATATCATAAACTCAGAACTATCATTTTGCCCATAACCTCCAAATATATTTTCCCTATTTCCTACTAGTTCTTTTATTTTAACAGGATTGATAACTTGATTGCTGTTAGGATTATTATATTGATTGATGAATTCAGCTATTATATTTAATTTATTAGACATGTGAGCATTATTAATTATTAAAGAACATAAATCTTCAATATTAAGTATCATTTGAATAGCAGAATTTAAATAACATGTATTACCAATATTCATAAGACCCTTCATATAATAAATAAAATGAGAAAATTGATTTAAATGTCTTTCTTTTAATATAGTTTTTTCAAAAATAAAAATTGATAAATAATATTATTATTTATTATATTTATAAATATAATGTCTGTTACGTTTAAACTTGTCGGTTATCAATCTGAATCAAAAAATGATTTCGCTCATATATTCGAAAATAGTCAAATATCATTAAAGGCTGTCTATTTATTATTTATGAACAAAGGTATGAATATTGAAGATATCAAAAAAATTAAATTTATATTGCACGGAGAATCTCTAAATAATTTAGACAAAATTTATAATATAGAGACAGACAACAGAGTAATATTTATTTTTACAAATGATATCAAAATAAAATCCGAACTAATAAAACATATATTTACTACTATTGAAAATGTAGATTTAACTCAAAGTACACATGGTCGTTTCCAAATAAAACCAGTTGAAACAACTATTTTAGAAGACCAACCTGAGGAAGAAATTGACCAAACTCCAGAAGAAATAACAAATATTAATAAAAAAATATGTGAAATATTCACAGATAATGATTTTAAAACTTTATTAAGAATCTGTTTAAATAAACCCGAATTACTCAAATTAATGAATAGTTACTTGTCATCTGGTAATATTGTAGAAGAGTTTGGACATAGTCAAGTAGAAGATTTTCAATACGATACAGAATATCAAGAACTTTATCAATTATTGAATAATGATAATATTCAGTTTTCATGGAATGAAAATATGGTAAAATCAACTTTAAACTATTTTAATGGTCATGTAAATTTAACTCTGCGATATTTACTCAACAATACTCAGGTTGATGAAGCTCTTGTAGAATCTTAAATTATATATGTGTTAACTGGGATTGAGTATACTGAAGCCCGTTTTTATTTATTTATAAAAAAATTGAAAATAAATTAGCCTAAGATTATTTTAATATATAATCTTTAATGTCGTCCGCAACAGCAACTGCACATAACAACACTCACCAAAAGGTGGTTCCCCAAAAGGTGGTTCCCCAAAAGGTGGAGCCCCAGGTCCTCCAGCCAAAGTGGCCGAAGAACCCTACCGACGGGCAAATCAGCACGTATCGACGGGATGAACAGATGTATGTCGATAATGGATTTTCTGTCCCACATGGATCTGCAAGTATCGGCATTCTCCGAAAGCAGTTCTTGGCGAAGTATAGCGCGCGGCTCCATGCAAACCCGCTCGTCCAGAGCGATAAGCAATTTTATGGTGCTCATATGGATTTGGTCGAGTTTATGAAAACCACAGGATGTGTATTACCAAAGGAGGAGAATACCTCAGATGGGAAGTCGGGCGATGAACTGGGACTTCGCCTTGGTTCTGCCGCTCGCAAGCATTTGTCCGAGTTCACCGCGAAGGGATTAAAAGCACTGATTCCAACGTTTGAAAAACTAGCTACACCCGAACACCCGTATGCAGTTTTGAACCTGGACTCAAAGGGGTGTGTAATTGGTATAAAATTGATTACATATACGACCAAAAACCCAAGCTATGATCTGGCCTCAGATGCTATCCAGTCATGGTGCTATTTCTCCTTCAAGAATACCGTGGGACATACACATGGTCCTCGAAAGACAGATGATTCGTATATGTGTCTGGATGGGGAACAGTTGAAGTGGTGCTACCCCCCTTCAGGGGAAGGAGAGCCGAGTCGATACCTCGTTGGTTCAACCCGCGAGTTGAAATCAGATAAGACCCAAAGCCTGGGAAATCTGTATTCGACAAGCAAGGATGCGTTCCAGACTGTTCAGACGGGCATTTTCCTTGGAAAACAGGGACTCAATATCCTGAAAAAGGGTGGAGATAACCTGCCAATCCAGGAAAAATTCATGATTGGTCTTGAAGAGCTAGCGGAGCGTGACTCATCTTTACATGATACCGATTTCTACTACAATGAGCTAGAAAGGCTTGTAGACCAAGCTCGAGCGGCTGCAGAGGCTTAAGCTCAGTAACACATTACTTTATATAAAATCCGAACATTGATTTTATTTATAATAAAAATTGAAAAAAAATAATAATTTACTATTACTTTAATCTTTAATGCCTCGTTTCGGTATTCGTGGACATAATTCTAAATTTACTAAAAAAGGAAAAGGTGGTAATAAACCTAAAAAGCCCAGTGATACTAAAGGTAATTGGGCGTATTCCTTTTATCAAAAGGGGAAAAGAGGAGAATGTGAAATGGAACAAAAAATAAAAAGTCAAACTCCGGCTTCTAATTTTGACCATTCTAAGATTCCTGATTTAATGGAACCTAGATTATCAAAGGTCGAACAAATTTACCAAAAGTTTAAAAAGGGAAGTACCTTGAATAAATCAGACCAAATTATCTTGGATAATTATATGAACAAAGAAAAAAAGCAAATTAAAGCTGATTGTGAAAGTATCGAAAATCACGGCTTGAATGCTAATGTTTCGAGTACTGAAGGACGTATTCGGAAACTTTTATTAGTTGCAAAGAGACAAATAGATAATAACGATCCTGTGATGGCATACTATGTGCATCAGAAATTGGAAGAATTTGATATTCCACAAAACATTCGTGATGAATTCGCTGACCTTTTTGGTCAAATGTTAGAAATAGTTTCACAACAAAATCGGATTGAACTCCAATTTACAACTTTTTCTAGCAACATGCCACCCTTGAATAACAAAGGATTTACCCAACTTGATGAATTTCAAAAACAGGTTATTACCGGGATTAATAATGCAACCTCGTTAATAGTCCAAGCTCCCACCTCATCAGGTAAATCTATTTTATCTGGTCATGTATTTAGCAAGTATAGCAAGGTAATAGTAGTAGTACCGACAGATATTTTGTGTTGGCAAATGGCCACAATGATAGGTAAAATAACGGGTAAGGATATACCTATTGTTACCAAAACATTTCAATCATCTCCAAAACGTGATGAACTGATTGAAAAGGTAAAACTAACTCAAATCATTGTAGGGACACCGCGAGAATTAATGGATTATCTCCCCTGGTTTTCTGATATCCAATTTGAATATATGATAATAGACGAAATTCATATGATGGGTAAAGCAGATTGTGCCGAAATGGAAACAATTGCAAAACTTTATGCTGACATACCAGTTTTAGCTTTATCGGCAACAATTGGTAATGTCGAAAAATTACAAGAATGGTTTTGTAGTATTGGACACAAGACAATCAAAGTAATAAAATGCAATAAGAGATTTTTTAATCTCCGAAATTATTACTATAAAGATTGTGCTATTCATCCAATTCATCCATTATCTATGGTTGGGTGTGAAGATATTAAACAAATCCTAACCAAGAATTTAACACCGACTCCTCCAGATATATGGGAGTTGGCGTTAACACTAAAAAAAAATTTCCATATGGGTCGATTAGACCCTTATAAATACTTTACACAAGATCAAAGAATTATTTTGGACCAAGCAAACCAGTATTTTAGAGAACTACTTGAATTTATTATAGCTAAATATCCTTTAGCAGAAAAGAAAGTAAATGATATTATAAACAAGTATAAACCTACAGATTTGGTAGCAGAAGAAGTTGACCTAACAAAATTAGCTTTTACAATGAAAGATGAAAAGAAACTACCAGGGATTATATTTCAAACTAATGCTTATAAATGCTTGGAAATGGTGAAAGAATTTAGTTGTTCGATTAAAGAAAAAGAACAAAAAGCACATCCAGGTTTATATAAAGAGCGACTTAAACAACAAAAGGTAGCTAAACATATGGAAAAAAAGAAAGACAAGGAGAAGATTGATGATATGGGAGATAAGAAAAGGACAAAGGCAATGATGGAAGGAAAACTTGAACAGTTTGAAGAAGCTATTCCGGTTTCATTATTTGAACCCCATCCAGATTTTATAGTTACACCAAATCAATATATAACCCAATATGAAATCGAAGATACGGGTCGTCAATTAAAAAAATATTTTCCTAATAATGGGATAGAATATCATTATATAATTGACTTGTTGTGGCGCGGCATTGGTGTTTATGTTAAAGGATTACCAGAACCATACTTGCGAATTGTTCAAACTAAAGCATGTGCTGGAAAATTAGGTATTGTTTTTAGTGATGATTCACTTGTATTTGGTGTATCCATGCCATTTCGGTCAACCATCATAACACCAGATGAAAATCTTGATTCAATGATGTTTCATCAAATGGCTGGACGCGCCGGTCGTCGTGGTTTAGATAAAGAAGGCAATGTAGTATTTGTCGGACAATCTTGGGACCGTATCAAGACATTATCAATTAGTGCAATACCAGATGTTATAGGATGTGATACTATGCTATATGGACAAGTATTTGGAGAAAGATTAGGAAAACATTCGAGATGGGAAAAGCTTGGACAAAACTTTCTATTAAAAGCCATTACTAGTACATATGCTACTGAATTCTACCAAGATATTACCGATAATATCAAAGAAGGAAGTGCATGGGATTATGTTAATAGTACGGATAAGAACTTTCTTCATATGATGTGGAGATTCCGTCATACCGATGATTGTTTTCGTATTCCTATTTTGTGTAATTATATTAAAAAAATATTTAGGAATAGTAATCCAGTAAATCAAAACACACAAATCGAATTGGCCAAATTTATGTGTCAGTTTTTAGAATATGAAATTGTTGATGAGACAAGTCCTAAATGTATGACCCCAGTTGAATCTGCTAAAAAGTATGATATTCATACCTATCTAGAACAACTTCAACTTGATACATCCCGATATGTCGATTCAAAACTATATAATATAATTCGAATGAATACGATCATGACTTTGGAAAAAAACGAAAGACATGAACTGAGAGAAAGATTAATGAAATTTAGTGAAAAGTTAATTATTATCCAACACTACTTTTTCCATTCCAAAGAAATTGATATTACTCGATTGATGAGTAAATTAATTACTCGATGTTGGTGGATTTACCATTCAAGTTCTCCTATTATAGAGTAAAAAACTTTATTTTATTTTATCTAGTATATAATAATTATGTTAATATCTGGTTCGATTGGATATAGTTTATTAGAACAATATAATAAAAAAGTCTTAATATTTGCAGATATACACGATGGTGTTTCTTATTGTCAAAATGATTCATTGGGTATATCTGATTTATTTAAAAATAGAACTACAAGTAGTCAAGTATTATTAGAAGAAGTTATACATGAAAAGATTAAATTAAAAGACTTGTGGCCAAATGCAAAACATACTCAAGAACTAAAAACATTAGCGCGTGAAAATCCTGATAAAATTGTTTCAGTTGATATCAGACCATTTTTAGTAATATATTCATGGGAACTAATTGATACATGTGAAAGATTAGGTAAATATACTCTATTTGAATATATTCAACCTTTAGAAGATTTTTTTCAAAAAAGAGGTAAATTATATACACAATATATTAGTAAAGAATTAGAAAAAAATAAAAATAATACAAAGGTAAATGAACATTTGAAAGAGATTAACGAATATTATGATAATTTTAAAAAAAATATAGCTGAAAAAAATCTTTATACTAAACAAGTTATTTTTATTAAAATAAACCATATTGATATTTTAGAAGAGATAAATCATATACTTAGTATTATAATGGAATGGTATATTATTCTATTAATATTTAATAGTGAAAAAAATAGTATTGTTCATACAGGGTTAGCTCATTCAAATAAAATAAGTGAATTATTAATAAAAGTATATAAATTTAATAAAATCGATGAAAAAGGTATAAACTTTTTCGAACAGTTATCTAATATTCAAGTCCCTTCGGCATGTTTAATGCTACCACATCATATCAAAGATATGTTTAATCGCAAGTATGGATTTTATAGATAAATTAAATCTAAACTTTTATAGATGTTCTATTTCGTTTTGGGATTTATTGTAGGAGCATTAACAGCTCAAAAATACAATATACCAAGTATAGAAAAAACAGGGTTTAAAGTTTATGAATATTTGAAAAATATGGAGAAAAATAATAAAAAATAATTTTTCTATATAAATATATATGCCTAAAAAAATATTTACAGCAGATGATTATAATTCACCTGATGGTATGTTAACTTCAGTATGGGGTCCTCCAATGTGGCACTCACTACATACTATTAGTTTTAATTACCCTGTTAAGCCTACTAAAGAAGATAAAGATAATTATTATGCTTATTTTAAAAGTTTACAAAAAATATTACCATGTAGATACTGTCGAGATAACTTGAAAAAAAATCTAAAAACAGTACCATTAAAAAAAAGTATATTTAAAAATAGAGATACATTATCTAAATGGGTATATGATTTACATCAAATAGTTAATAAAATGCTAAATAAAAAAGGGAATCTAACTTATGACCAAGTTAGAGATAGATATGAACATTTTCGGGCAAGATGTTTAGCCCAGAAAACGAAAGAAAGTGGTTGTAATAAATCATTATATGGTATTAAAGGTAAATGTGTATTAAATATAGTTCCTACAGATTCAACACAAGATTCTTTTAAAATGGACCCTAAATGTAAAATAACAAAGTAAAACATATCCGCCCAACTTATAATACATTACAAGATTGGATGACAAATCCTTAACACGAATATATAGGAAGAGGTGGTGTTATATTTATAAATAAAGAACAGTTTCCTAAAAAATCAAGTCAATGGGTAAAGTCATTTACTGTTAAAAAATAAAGTATTAGGTTGTTGGTGCAAACCTAATAAATGTCACCGGAGACATATTAATATTCAAAGGTGTAAAAACTTTTATTTATTTTAATAATATTAAAATAAATAATATTTTTCCTAAAAGTTGGAACCGAATTATAAGATTAGTGTGAATGTAAAATAAAAGCAATCCACTCTAGATTGCATTTATGAGTGTTAATAAGTTTTAATAAGTTTTAATTTACCATCATTACAGTTTTGTCAAAATTAGCTTCATCTAATTGACGATTAATTGTTTCTAATTCAGCCACAGTTAAATCTTGGGCTCTTAAAATATCACTTTCTATGAAATTACTTTGTTTATCAGACTCGGAATCATCTAATTGTTCAATATTACGTAAAATATCTTCAGAATCTCCATTTGATTCTGTTTCACTAGATAAAGAGTCTAATTGATTAACAGGTAGAGGGTTATGTTCTTGTACTTGTTCTAATACTGGCTCGGGTTGTAAGTGCAATCGAGATTGGGTTGTATTTGCATCAATTTTATTATCATTTTGTATATTATCAGGATTGTGCATACTCATATTTACCAATACATCATTTCCATCTTTATCTTTTATTAATTTATAAGTACTATTATCAAGTTTTTCCATTGGGGGTTGATTAAATTTGATTTCTTCTTTCTTTATATTTTTCAATTGCATTCTAAGATAGAAAAAAACTCCAACTAATAAAATAACAAATAATAGTCCCCATTTAAATTTATTATGGTTAATAATTGATGTTATATGTCCAATAAATGATTTTGTATCTGTATCTGTATTTGGTTCTGAATTAATAATACTATTCTCTGTTGGCGTAATAGATTCTGACGTAGTTATATTAGATAAAACACTAGATTTCACCATTATTTATTAAATACATAATATAAAAAATACTTATTTTAAACTAACTCTGGTCCTAATATTGCTATTATTTAAAAGATACATGTTTAAATAATATAATGATAAATACTAAAATGATCACCCGAAAAAGGCGCTTTGCTGAAGAAACTGATTCTGGTTTACCAAGTAAAAAACAAAAGATTAATATTGATTGGGATATTATGGTATCAGCATCCAAAGTACGTAATTATTTATTAGAAGAACCTTTATTAGATTGGTTAAAAGAATTTAATATTATTAATATAAAGTCTCAACCTATTAAACGACAAAGAAGTGGAATTACGAATTATAATAATTTATCAGTAAGTGGTGAAACTGATTTCACACAATTTATCATGAATCAAGGTTTATTATTTGAATCGAAGGTTTATGAATTTCTAAAAAGAAAACATCAAGTTGTACAAATTGCAGAATCCTATCAAGCACATTCAATTGAAAAATATAATGAAACAATTAAATACATGAAGGCTGGTGCGGAAATAATTTATCAAGGTGTTTTACATGATTACGAGAATCAGATTTATGGATGCCCAGATTTATTAGTAAGGTCAGATAGATTTAATGATATTTTTCAAAAGAATTATTTAAATAATGAAGAAGCTTTAGTTCCTTCTCCTTTATTAAAAACACCATTTCATTATATAGTTGTTGATATTAAACATTCAACTCTATACTTGACAAGTAATGGCATTAATTTACGTAATTGTAATAGCATCCCAGCTTATAAAGGACAAATTCTAGTGTATAATATGGCTCTTGGTTCTATGCAGGGATACAGATCACAATATGGATATGTATTAGGTAAAAAATGGGTATATTCAAGTAAGCAGACAACTTTTAATGGAGATGATTTTATGAATACTTTGGGTGTAATAGATTATGAAAATTATGATAATGTATATTATGATAAAGTAAAAAATGCTATTAAATGGATATGTGATATGAGATTACATGGTCATAACTGGTCTTTATTACCTACGCCATCTAGACCAGAATTATATCCAAATATGAAGAATGAAAAAGATGGTAAATGGCGTAAAATAAAAAATGAGTTAAATCAAGTTATTTATGATATTACTAGTGTTTGGATGTGTGGAGTTAAACGAAGAACAATAGGACATAACAAAGCTATTTATTCATGGAAAAACAATCGGTGTACAGCTTTGAATTTAGAATTTAACCAAGGTAAAATATCGAAAACAGTAAATCATATTTTAAAAATTAATCGTCAAAATAAAGATTTGATTCGTGTAAATAGTTTAATTCATCAGGATAACTGGAGATATTTTGGAGAAGATGTAATGGAATTCTATCTTGATTATGAAACAATTAATTCGAATATGGGTCAATGTATACTATCTGGAAACAACTATGGATATAATTCTAATGATATAATTTTTATGGTTGGATTAGGATGGAATAAAAATAATAAATGGGAATATAAAAAATTTATTATTACTCAAAATAACAAAAATGCTGAACTTGATATGATTAAAACATTTTGGAAATTTGTTGATAATAAATTAATTGAAGAAAATAAGTCTGAATCAGTTTTTATTCATTGGACTAAAGCAGAACCACAATTTTATAATAAATTACTTGCTCGACACCAAACAGAAGATTTACCTAAAAAGAATTTTTATGACCTATATGATTTGTTTCGTAATAATAATATTGTAGTAAAAGGTGCCCTGAATTTCTCACTTAAAACAATAGCAAATGCCATGTATGATAACAAGTTAATTAAAACGTGTTGGGATAGAAATAATCCATGTTCTAATGGATTAAATGCAATGTTAATGGCATACAAGTTATACAAGCATAATAATAGTGTATCGGGAAATGAACCTGTAATGAAAGATATAATTCATTATAATGAAATAGATTGCAAAGTTCTTTGGGAAATACTAATGTTTTTAAGAAATACTTATTAAAAGAATAAATTTTATTTATTAGAAATGCAAAGTGTGGAAACATATTATCAAATAATCGAAATGACAACTTTAACATCAGTAGATCTTGGAATTATTAACAATAATAAAATATTACTTGGTTTACGTAATAATGAACCTGCGAAAGGTTATTTATTTACACCTGGTTGTAGAACTTTTAAATATGAAAAACTTGATGATGCTATCAAACGAGTCGCTAAAACAGAATTAAATTTAGACATTGAACCATCTAGAGCTAAACATATTGGTGTTTATGATCATATATATTCAAATAATTTTAAAGATAACGAGTTTGGAACACATTATGTTAATGTTGCATATAGAGTAGATTTATTAGATAGTGAATTAGATTTAATTAAACCAGATGAACAACATGAAGTGTTTCAATGGTACAAGCTAGAAAATGCATTAGAAGATGAAAAAGTTCACCCATATGTAAAGATTTTTATAAGAAACTTACTTGGGTAATGTCACATTTTTTGTATAAAGAGTATTTATCATTTTATTATATTAGAATGGGATATGATAAATTGATATCTTTTTTAAGTAAAAATTTACAGAATAATTGTATAGAAGAATTATTTATTAATGATGATACTAATGGTCGGATAATAGCAAATCATATTTTTTTTGATATTAATTTTATTATATATTCATGTACATCAATTATAGAAGACGAAGTAAATGAAATAATCAAGTTAATATTTAGTTTAGCATATACCGATTATAATATAATAATTAATAAATTAGAAACTATTATAAACAGACCACATTGGAAAAATATTAAGTTAAATATTACTAATACTTTAGATGGACCATGTCAAGAAAATATTGTAAAAAAATTTATTAATTTCCTAAATTTATCGGATGGAATTAGTAATATTAATAAACTACTATACTGGAAAATATTATTTAAACTTGACACAATGATAAATAAAATTCATGTATTAGATTATATTAAATCAATTAATATTTTTTTTGATGGAATACCTTCATATTCGAAAATATTAGAACAACGACGAAGACGAATCAAAAACTATATTGATTCAGATAAAAGAAAGGAACTTTTCAATAAATATTTTAAAAATATAAAAGCTACTACTATTACTGAAGAAGAAATTACTTTTGATTATTTTAGTTGGTTAAAGTTTCAGTTTTCTTTTAATAAATCTATGGGTCCTTTTTCTCAAAGTATAATTGATCTAAGTAAATTTATCAAAGTAAATTTAACACTATTGTATCCTAATAAAAAAATTTATATTGATAATAGTACAAATTATGGTGAAGCAGATTATAAAATTTTCAAATATATTAAAGAAAATGATATGGATTCTGAAATATGTATTCATTCATGTGATTCCGATTTTATTCATTTAATTTTGATATTCCAATTATTAGCTGATCTAAAATCAATAGACGCGACATATTTATTTATTCGATATTATACCAAAGAAGAGGAATGTTATGAATTATTATGTGCAAACAAAATTAACAATTTATTATTAGACAAGTATCGAACAGTAAATAATATAAATACAGAGATTAACTCTAACATGTTATTTGATTTTTTATTTATTATATTAATGTGTGGCAATGATATTATACCTATTAGTTTTGAAATCGGGACAGAACTAAATTTAAAATTATTATTTGAAACTCATTTTGAATTATATCGTAGTTCGGAGTTTGTAGTAAATATAAATAGCAATAATGTTATAAACTTTAATAATTTAAAAACTTGGTTAGTTAATATAAAAGCTAGACATACTTTTACTATTGTATGTCTCAATCGCTTTTATAAATTACCTTATAATTTTATTATAATGTGTACAGATAAACTTAATTACAATATTAATGATATTATTACCAAATTAATAGTACCATATTTGACATATGAAGGCAAGGAATTAAAAAATATATTAGATGAAGATGATATTAGACTGATATACTATAAAAAAATGGTAAAACAAGAAACAGAAGATAATATAAATAATCCATTAGATAATTTAAAAATAGATAACTATAACAAAAATCAATTAATTGAATATATGAAAACTATTTTTGATTATTCTAATAATAATGAATACGGTTTAATAAGACTCGATCGTTCTGTTTTTATAACTGATAACACATTTCAAAGTTTATATAATTTAGTTACGGTTGAATCAGGTAAAGATGGTTGTCTTAATTTTCAAAAACAATATAATATAAACTTTAATCATATTAATAATATTGACAAAGAATTTGATAAAATTGGTCATAATATTAATGTATCAAGTTATTTAAAACTTTTAGTAAATCAAGGTAATATTTTATTTAATGATTTTACCTTATATACACCTTATTCTACTATTTATTGTTCAGAAAAGATTGCTCCATCACTATCACAAATAATTAATTTTATTGAATTATATGATATGACTAATTTACAACAGAGCTGGTTAAAAGAATGTTACAAGTCATCTAAAAAATATTATTTTAATTCAATAACTCATCATCTATTTATTACACCATATTTAATAGATTCAATTTATCTAAAACAGATAAATTATTTGGATAATATTGATAGTATTCTTAATGTAATTGGATATTTAATTAATGGTATATGGTATAAGAAAAATAAAGAATTTAAGTTAAGAGATATTGATCCTAATAATTTTATCGAGACATGTAATAATATTATAAAGTTTTATGAATCTGATTTAATAAAAAAATTAACCACACAATATTTAATTCAAATAAGAAATTTATTATTATAAGTAAAAATAAAATCTAATTCCATTTAATGAAAATTCCCTTAAATGAAACTAGAATATTTACTTTTGGAATATTAGATAATATGATTAAATATACTATTATCAATGATAAGAATATAGATAAATGTACTATTGCTGTTTGTATCAAGACAGGTTCAATTAATGATCCTAAGGATATACAAGGAATAGCACATTTTTTAGAACATATGTTATTTCTTGGAAGTAAAAAATATCCAAAAGAAAATCATTTTGAAGAAAAATTAAAATGCAATGGTGGAAACTCTAATGCATATACATCAACATATGAAACCGTTTATTATTTTTCAGTAATTGATGATAATCTTGAAGAAATATTAGATATTTTTGCTAATTTCTTTATTGAACCTTTATTTGATAAAGGTTCGGTTGAACGAGAAATTAATGCTATTAATTCCGAACATATGAAAAATATAAATAATGACGGGTGGAGAATTTATAATATAATAAAAGGTTTATCTAAAAAAAATAGTATTATTAATAAATTTTCAACAGGTAATTTAGAGACTTTAAATAAGAAAGATGTTAGAGAAAAAATGATTGATTTTTATAAAAAATATTATTATTCTGAAAATATATGTGTTAGTATTGTATCATCCAAATCAAATAAAGAAACTGAAGCTCTATTTAGTAAAACATTTGGACAAGTCCCATTAAAAAAAGGCAATGGTAATCCTGATACTTTTAGTAAAGATAAGATAAATGCAAAACAATCTGGATTGCATTGCTTTTATGATACAAATGGAACCGAATACCATCTAATACCTGTTATGGATAAAAATATAATTACTTATTTTTGGGAGATACCTTTACCTTTCAAATTTCTAAAAAATAAAATATATGAAATAATTGAAGAAAATATAGAAAATGAAGACAAGACAAATTTAAAATATTTTTTACAAAATAAGAAACTAATAAATTATTTGAATTGTTATCAACGCGAAGAGGGAATATTTATTCTTGATTTAGATATTAATAGTAATTATTCCAAAGATATTAAAGATACAATAAGGGAAATAAATGGTTATGTCAAGTATTATTTTAATAATTTAGTTAAACTAGATTGGCATAAAATTTATGATTATTATAAAAAAAAATATAATCTCTTATTTGATTATTCTGGTAAAAAAGATGAGTTTGCACTAGTAGAATCTATAGCCATTAACATGCACTATTTCCCATCACAAAATTATTATAATGGTAATTTAGTTGTATTGAATAAAGAATATGCAAAATTAATAGAACAATTAGATAATTTAAAATTTGATAAAGCTACTGTAATTTATAGTAGTAAGGAAAAATTCAATGTAATCAAATATGAAACAGATAAATACTATAATGCTAAATATGGAAAATTAAAAAATTCTTTATTAGATGTACCAGAAAAACAATTCCATTTTGATGTAATTACAGAAAATATCTATTATAATGTTAAACCTACAGTTTATCCTAATCTTGATCAATTTATTAAACCAAGTTTAATAAAACCACGAGTATGGTATGGTGCTGTTTCCAAGTTTAAAGAACCTAAAATAAATGGTTATATTCTAATGAATCATAAAAACTTTTTTGATACAATAGAAAATTATGTTTGTAATGTTTTAGCATGTCATGTTATAAATGTTAATTTAGCTAACAAATTTAATAAAGAAGCCGATTTAGGATATTATATTCAATTTATGGAAAATATAGTTTTATCCAATATTACTATTTTAATTACTGGCTTAAATGATAAATATGATTACTTTTTTTCCAAAATATTAGAACATTTTAGAAATATCTTATTAGACAGTGACAATTCTGATTGCAGTATTAATGATTGTATAATACAAGAAAGTACTATTACTTCCAAAATAGATAAATTAAAAGAATATTATATTAATAATGATAAATTAATACCATGGAAATTTAGTACTATCAAATTAACCGAAGCTATGATAAAATATTTTCACCCAAGGGAAAAATTATTAGACTTTTTAGTTAAAACTGATAAACAAATTTTAATAAAAAAGGTTAGAGAAAGAATAAATTCGCTGGTTAGTTTTAAAGATATACCAATTAGTATTATGTTTTATGGTAACTTGAAAAAAGAAATGATTCCTGATATATCATTGTTTAAAGAAAATTTAGAATTATCTAATTATGGTATCCCACCTATTACTGAACCAACAAGTATGGATATAAAACATCCTAACAAAGACGAAGAGAATAATATGGTTATATTTATTTATCCAACTGGCTTATTTAACCCTAAAGAAAACATTAAATTAATAATTTTAAGTATCTTAATCGAACAACCTTGTTATGATTATTTACGAACTAAAAATCAATTAGGATATTTAGTTAGTAGTAATATACAGAAAATAATATTAAATTATTATTTAACTATAAAAGTACAAACATTGAAAGATGTATCTATAGCAGAAGAAAAAATGAACTTGTTTATAGAATATTTCAAAAAATTACTGGAAACTAAATTATTAGAATCTTCAGAATTAGCTAAAATAAAAGATGTGACTAGAAAATTAATTTCAGAAAAAGAATCAAATACAAATGAATTATTAGCCAAATACTTGCCAGAAATAATATCACGTCAATATTTATTTAATAGACGAGAATTATTATTAGAACAGTTAGATAATATAAGTAGAAAAGATATTATAAATTATTTTAATAAAATAACTAATAATAAAATAGTAATAAAAATTATTTAGTAGCTATAGGTTGTTGTTGTGGAGTATAATAATTGCACCACTCTCGAAGCGAAGTGTTCTCTTGATCGTGGCGCGCTTCATCACATAATAATTGTCCACAATACTCGGCATCTTGTGCGTTTTTTTTGTCATACCCCGTGCAAAAAGATAACCATCTATCAAGATTGGTAGTTCCATAATTACTTTTCATCATACTAAATATAGGAAGACCCCGTTTAGCAGTTGTATATATAACAAATGTAATTAATCCAATCCAAACTATCCCAGTTAGTAATGCAAAAAAGATTAATATTTTGTTTGTGGATTGAAATTCTTCGATAACTTTTTTTTCTTCATTCTTTTTAGTTTCCATATATCATAATGTATAAAAAAAATTTAAAATAATTGATTTACAAATGATTCAAAATCTATTATTAAAAAAATATTTTTATAATTATTTTCAATTTTAGTTCTATATTTATATATATTATTTTTATCATATACTAAAAAATCATTAATAAATATAATATATATACGATTCTTCTTTTTTATAATCATGAAATAATTATTATATTCATTTAATAGTGATTCTAAACTTTTCCATTTTATATTAAATTCATCAGGGATTATCTTTTTTAGTTCCTTCTTAAAAGTCGATATTAATAAAATATAATTACCCGATATTGCTTGGATAAAATAATCTAATTCGTTTTTAACATATTCAATTTCTTGGATACTGGTATCTATATAATCATTTGCATAATTTTTTAGAACAGAAGATTGTGTAGAAATAACAGTTAAATATATAGATTTCTTTTTTATTAATTGACATACATAACTATAATCAACATCTGATGTACATAGATAAATATGTTTAATATTGTCATTTGTATAAATATCATTTAATAAATCAGTTATTAGTCTTATATCTGTTGTTTGTTTTTTACTAATACGAAAACATTGAATTGGTTCCATACCATATTTTATTATTTTTTTTATCCAATTTTTTAATTCTGTTTTACTCCAATCTCCATATATTTTATTTATCATTAAATCGGTCAAGTCGATGTCTTTTTCTAATTTATTTAGTATTTTATAAGATACATTATCTGCATCAATATACAAACAACTCATTATATATATCTACATATTTTTTTTAGCTTTTATTTACCTGTAGACCAGATTAAATCAGAATTTAAATATTTTTCAATTAAAAAATTATATTCCTTTTTTATTTCTTGTACATTTGGTATTGCAGATGCTTTTGAATATAAATCAGCTTTTTGAAATGCTTTTAGTAATGGTAACATTTCCCAATCATAATTACTAGCTAAATGAGTATACCCACGAGATTTACTTTTAGGTGTGTGCCATGAATAAAAAGAATGAAATCGGATAATATAAATAGCCTCTTTAGGTAAAATAGTGTTGTTATATTCTAAAACAGATGCCATATATTCATCATGTCCCCAGCTAAACAATACTTTATCAAATCCACAATATGGTTTATATATAGAATCTATTAAACTTTTATTGGAATTATGATACAGTTTATTATAAAATACATAATTTGTTGATAAATCACAATTGATGGGAAAAGTATCACCTACTACTGACCATTGTGGTAGCTGGCCAAATTCGTCTATTAATAATATTTTACCAAGGTCGTGAATTAAACCAACTAAAGGGAACCAATCCCACTCTATTATATGTGAATAATAGGATTTTAGTGACATGTTATAATCTTTACGATATTTAATTGGTAACTTTGACCATTCACTATCACTAAATAAAGACTGAATAGAAATATCATTTAGATATTTTGTTTTAATAGATAATGCAGTTTGATATGCATGTATTATTTGGGGCAAATCGCTATCTGGATCACTTTCATCTTTAATATTATCTAGTAAAGCAATAATATTCCAAATATTTAGTTTTTTATTAAAGATCGAATATTCCTTTTTCTTTTGTTTAACATATTCACTTGTTTGATTTTGTAGCATCTTTTTATAAGTTTCTTCTATACGTTCTTGATATATTGAAGAAATATAATTACGAAAATTAACCATATAATACTATATATAATATGATATGGAAAAATATAATTACGAAAATTAACCTTGACATTTTAATGGGTCATCCTTTTTGTATACATTTCTATTATAAAATAATTTACAATCAATAGCAGATTCTTTTAATGCCTTTTCAAACTGTGATATTAGCATATGTTTCTTTTTAGCCATAGCCCAAATAATTTGGTCTACTGTTTTTATACCAGGATAAGTAGCTAAATATAAATAAATTTCAACATATCTATCAGTATAGGATAAATCTTTATGAGAACAATATCTAACAGAACGACCAATAATTTGTTTAATTCTCGACATATTCCAATAAGGTTCTATTATATGAACTTGTTCAACACGTAATAATGAAATACCTTCTTTTACTGCGGGAGTACCTAATAATATTTTTATTTTACAACCATCTATATTTGATGGCTGATTAAATGTATACTTTATTTCATCTTTAAGAAAATTAGATTCATCGCTAGACCAAACAGCAAATCTTTTTTTCCCTTCACCAAATGTACTATAATTTTTATAACCTTGATATTCTAAAAATGCAACTAATGACTTTATCCCCCCATAATCTTTGAAATTAGAATAAATAAATACCGGTCCTGATGATTGACATATTTTATTATTTATTTTATAAAATTTTTTAGAATAATTCTTCATATTTATTTTAGATAAACAAGAACCGCGAAATGATGACAAACCATGGGCACCAATTCCTTTATTAGGGTATGCTACATTAGATATCATTCTAGGTCCTAACATAAAATTATTAGGTAATTGTAATATATCTGCCCCAGCAAATGAACCTATTATATACTCTTCTTCTGTGCTTAAACTGGTTAAATAACTTTTATATTGAAATGGTTCCATTTTACAATTGACGGTTTTAAATATCTCTCTTGGAAATGCTTGCGGTTGAGCACCACGATAATATGAAATTATATTAGGTATGTATGATTTAAATTTCTGAATATTTTTCATTTCATATGTTATTTTATTAGTTTTTGGATCTTTAATTTGTTTAACAAATATTTGATTAAATTCAGAACCAATTGGTAAAGGAGTTTTAAGTTTTAATAGATTTAATGTTAGAGCAATTTCAATAGGTTTATCAAACATTGGTGTAGCAGATAATAATACTATTCGAGTTTTATCATCAGATTTATCAATAACACGTTTTAAAGTTTTATAAAAATAACCAGATTCTGATACCATATTTTGAACTTCATCAATGATTAATAATGTATTCTTTAATTTAATTTTTTTTTGTTCACATAATTCTACAAAAATATGATAAGAGTAGATATCATAATATTTATCAATTCGATTATTTGTTTTTTTTATTATTTGACGAAACTTGCTTGATCGGGGTTTTAAAGTTTGTAATTCTTTTCTTTCATTCTCTGTCATATATTCATCTCCCCCACATTTTGAACGTAATTCATCTCTAAAATTACCAATTAATGATGCTGGTAAAACAACTGTTATATTCATTTTATTTTTAAAATTTTCTGCAATTGATATAGCCGTACATGTTTTTCCAGCTCCAATCTTATGATATACTAATAAACCTTTGTTAGCATACTTACTTTTAAAATAATCACTTAAAAAATTCTGTTGTGGTTGTAATTTAAAAGACATTGGTTTACATAATGATTCCATCGTTTCTTTTTTTTTACTTAATTTATATTTGCTAAAATGTTTATTTATATCTTTATATTTTTGCATATATTATGTATGAGAAAATATAAAGAAATAAAAAAAAAGGGATTAAGATGGATATTAAATTAATGATTTTTAACTCGTGATGCAACATTACTATTATAATCTGCTTTAGTTAATTTATAAGCCCAGTGTTGTAACGTTTGACGTATAGCCGGACTTGATGTAATATCATTATATTTTCCCTTTTTTTTAAGAATTATTGTAATGAGCCAATTACGAAATCTACCATTTTTTCCTGCAATACCAACCCAACGCTTAATTTGACGTTCATCGTCTGGACCACGTTTACCTTGAAAGAAATCACAATACCACTGAATCCAACCATATGGATGATATTTAGTTATCCACTTTTTACATTCCCAGTATTTGAGTGTTGTACCTACTTTCTTATTATATTTGTTAATGGATACATCGTAATTATCCCAATCTTTAGTTAAATGATTATCTGGTATCCCTTTCCACCAACTTTTTGGATATTTTAAATGTTGATTTTTAAGATTTTTTTTTATAATAGATGAATATATAGGTCTCCAATAGGTTCCGCCGAAACTACCTAATTTAAAAATTTCACGAGGACTAAGATTCGGTGTAAATTCAGGATAGTCTGGAAATTTATATTTTCCATTTATTTTTTTTGGCTTCATTATATATAATATAGATATTTATAATGAAACTAAAAAATTGAATTAAACATATATTCTCATAATAATATAGTCGTATAATGGCCATTTCTGTATCCGAGTCTGAGATAACTTTTAATATTCTAACAGGGTTACTAACCGAAGAGAATCATCATATAGACACAGTGTATGAAATATTAACTAAGGTTGAAAAATTTGATAAACTTCTAGAAGATACAAATACAAATGAAATTATAGAATTTTTTGAGAGATATGTCTATACTATTAAATACCTTACCCCCTATGCATATAAACATGCGAATAGATTAAAACATTATGAAAACATAATATGTTTAATACATAAATATAATTCAACAGAATGTCTGGTAAATGATGACCTTTTTATATCAATATTAACAGGTATTACTAAATGTATGTATGGTCAAAAAATATTATATAAAATAGATGAAAAATATTTTAATGATACTATAAAAACCTGTTTTCGACGTTTAGCTTATATAGGTGCAATGGAAGGAACATTACCTACTTTCATTTTTTGGTTCAAAAAAATATATGAAACACATATAACATCAGATTTCATATACGATATTATAATTAGTTCGTTTGGTAATACGGATGACAGAGTTTATAAATACCTAATTGAAAAAAAAATTATTAATAACACAACCATAAATATGATAGGATTGGAAATTATAAAAAAAATAATGGTAGACAAGATACCAATAAAATATCAATTAAGAAGAATAAAAAATTTATCCGCATTCACAAATCTTAACAACTATATATCTACTCTTATTAAAGGGTGTGGTGATTTTAATAGTTTAAAAACTATTTTGAAATATTACTATACACAACCTATTAACTATTATACGAATATGACAGACTTGCAGCATAGTGATAATTTACAACATTTACCACATTTTACAATGGCAATATTATGTTTTAATGCAGATGAGAGTATTTGTTATTCTAATATCAAATATATTTATAATATTTTGGAAAATATAAGTGAAAAGACTCTATTCGTAATTTGTGTATTTATCTACTACAAATCAATATTTAACTTGAATATAAAATATATAAATGATAATAGTAACGAATACTATTATATATTACGAGGGTTATTAAATTCAATAAATATACTAAAAATAATTAATGAGTCTAATGATGGGTCTTTCCATAAGATTATACAAGTATTTAAACCAGAAGTTATAGAAGAATATATATACAATTATTTGGAGGATATTTCAAAAAATAATGTATTATTTATCTTATTCCCATATGTGCGATATTTTAGACCAATTCTTGATACAGCAAATATAAAACTAAATAAATGCTTGTATTATTTGAGAATTTATATACGAAAAAAAAATAGATTGCGTAAACTATATAATCATGTTAGATTGCTACCTGTTATTAATGAATTAAAAAGTTTACAACCAGGTAATACTAAACCTGTTTTTAAAAGAATTACGAATGGATACAATACACGTAAACAAAAATTTAATTATGTTCCACCGTATCATTTATTACCAGGTCAACTACAGAATTTAGATTTTAATTTTTATATTAAAGAAAAAGCTGATGGTATTTTAGTAAAAACTATTCCAACAAAAATTCAACCAATACATAATTTTATAGAGAAACTTAAAGCTGAATATATTGAAGATTTAGATTTGTATCTTGTATTTGATTTGGATATTGATATATCAATTGAAGATAGATATAAATATTTAAGAAAGTCTCATCCTTCAACAAAATCTTTGCCTTTGCAATCAGAATTGAATTGTTATACCAAGAGTCAATTAATAGAAAGTATACTTGAAGAAAGAAAAGTATTTTCTAAATTTTTAGCTTTACCTTATGAAAACTATCGTTGGTATCCAAAAGCAGCATGGAGAATATCTAATCCTGATAAATTATTTTTAGAAACATTATGTGATTTTGTCAATCCAAAGTGTAATAATAATAATGTATTTATTAAATGGTTATGTGATGAAGGTCCTGTTAAGAATGATGGTTTAATTATTACACCATTAAATGGAAATAGAGAAATTAAATTAAAGCCTAAATATTTAATGACAATTGACCTTTTATATAAAAATGGTAATTGGGGTGATAGAAATAGTACTTGTCAATATAATGATATAGTTAAAAATATTGATAATTTAGAATTAGAGGAAAATACTATTTGGAGATGTTATCCCCAAGATAATGTATTTGTTCCTAAAGAGATTAGATTTGATAAAAATTATCCTAATCCAAGAACTGTTGTGAACAATATTATCAATCTATATAAAATAAAATATAATAGTAATCCAGATTACCCATATAATAGATTATATTTTACCAATAAACAATTTATTTTTAACAAAAAATGGAAAGATATTATAGATATAAATAATACTATAATTGAAAAACATATTAGGAATTATAGTAATTCATTATCTTGGTTAGATTTAGGTTGTGGTAAAGGAAAGTTATTAAAATTTATATCTGGTAGTAATTTAGATTACAATTATTATGGAATTGATTATGATGTAAATGTATTGGTTAAAGCAAATCAACTACATAATTCAAAAAAGAATATATTTAACTATTTAAATTTAGCTACAAATTGGAATAATACAAAAGATAAATGGATGACATTTGATTTCGATAAAAGATTTGATGTAGTTGTTGCTATTAATAGTATCATGCACTTTTTTACTGATAAATTCTGGGAACAATTAAATCAAATTGTAAAAAAAGATACAAAGTTTATCTTTAATGTAGTAAATGAGAAAGTAAAAGATAATTTTATATTAGATTGTAATGATAACTCATATATTAAATATGAAGATAATATGGTTAAATATCGTTTTTCATCTGTTCATGTATCTGAAATGACAGAAGTATTTATAACAAAAGACAGTATTCATGAGATGGTAACAAAGTATAATTGGAAAATTATTAATACATATACTCATGAAACAGGTTTACCAAGTTTGTATACTTGGTATACATTAATTAGTTTATAATTGTGTTATATTGCTACTCTAAATCCTATATACTGATAAGTACAATCTGGCGCTTGAGCATTACGATAAGTAGGTGTTATTAATATATTTGGCACAGCCCAGCATCCACCACGACAAATTCTTTTATGTCCAAACCATGGATAAGACATTTCTCTATATACTGGATCTATTATAAAACCATTATATGGATAAATTGGTTCTTCGCACCACTCCCAACAATTACCAAATAAGCCCATTATTCCTAAATTATTTTCATTCTTATCTTCTAATACAGATATGGTAGAACGTGTTTTAGTTTGTTTGCTATAATTAAGATGTGCGTTTTTTATATATTTATTTAACGGAAACATTTTAGCAATATATTCCCATTCACTTTCTTTTAATAATCTAACACCTTTCCATTCACAATATGCTTTGGCTTCATACCAACTAATATGAACAACTGGATTATTATTTCTAAGAGAAACATATCCACCAAATATACGTTCGAACCATATATTATTAATAGATTTCCAATAAATAGGATGTTTTAATTTGTTTTTTCTAATCCATCTCCATCCTTCGGGTAACCAATATTTTTGTTTGGTATAACCGCCATCTAATACAAATTGTAAATATTGATAATTAGTAATACAATATTTACTTATTTTACATTTCATAATACTTGTAGTAAAAGAAGGAAATTCATTATCAAAATAAAATTCACTAGTAAAATTAGATGCACCTTGGGAAAATATACCAGGTAATACATTTATCATTTCAACATTATACAAAATTGGTTCTTCGTAATTTAAATTACTAATGGGAAATAAACGAACACCTAATAATTGTTGTGTAAAAATAAAACTTTCATTATGCATTTCTAAATGTAATTGTCCTAATCTAATCAAATAAAAAGTTATATTATTTAGTTTATATTTATTTAAATAATCATAAATATGTTCTATAACACTATTATAACCTTTTTGTATTTCATTATATGATAAAAGTTTGTTTTTTAATTCAAATCGTGTTTCACGATCTACTCTAAATGAATCATATAGTTCTGGTTTAGCAATATTAGATGTAATACCCATATATTTTAATGTCATTTGTTCCCAAAAAAATAAAGTATGTCCATATTCCCATAATAATGGATTTGTTTTTCCGAAACAATCATTTCTTTCAAATCCTTTTGTTTCATCAGACAAATAATTTACAAGTATATCGGTTGTATTAAAAGTATATATTAATTCATCTAATAACTGATCTTTAGATTTAAAATTTTTTCGTCCAGATAACTCTCTATATATATCCATTATTGATAATTCTAAATTCATATGTGTTTATTGAGATTTATATATATATTGATTATATATATGCGTTCGTTCATTAGCTATTTAAAATCTAAGAACATCAACGAAACAATCCCTTGTAATGATTGTTCAGCATGGATTAAATTTTCCGAACATAATTTTATTTATGATAAATTGAGATTAGCAGAAATACAAAATTTAGACTGTTCGCCTATACCAATTATTCCAGTTGATTATCCAGTTATAATTAAACCAATTATGAATTTATATGGGATGAGTCGAGGGTTTTATAAAGTGAATAGTAGGGAGGCATATGATAAATTATCCAATCAAGTAAATTTATCTGGATATTTCTGGGAAAAGTATCTAAAAGGACTACAGTATAATATTGATCTTGTTATTAAAGATGGTATAGTTATTAAATATTATGCGCTAGAATCATATCCGTGTGAGGAAGGAACTTTTCTATATCATAAATATTTAGAAGATTATCAATTAAATCACGATATAATTTATTTAATTCAACAACTATTAGAATCATATACTGGATTCTTGAATATAGAAATTATTAATAATTATATTATAGAAGCACATTTAAGACTAAATGGAGACTCGTTTCTATTTAATGATAAACATTATGAAAACTTTGTAAGATTTATTGAAACAAATGTATTTATCGATGAACCTATAAAACCAATTACTTTTTTCCCAATATTTATAAATAAAAATAATAAAAATTATGATATTAATTTAATTGAACAATATTTAAAAAATAATTTAGATATTGATGATTATTGTATGGATGATATAGATTGTTCGTGTCAAGGAGATATATATAAAAGATGCTGCTATTTTACTTGTTATGATTTTTTAAAAGGTATTGATATACAAAATATTATAAAAAAATCTATAATTATGTAATATGGGACCTAGACCTGAAGACCCCGAAGTTTTTAAAAACAGTGAACCTACTAAAAAACCAAAACAACAATATGAAAAAAAACAAGACTATTTAGAAAAATATCAAAAGTACAAAATGAAATATTTACGACTAAAAGGAGTAAATAAGAATTTTGCTGATAAAGAAATATAATTTGTGTTAACCTACGTAGCGATGTAATCGCATTTGCATTAAAACTTCAGTTAAAACAATCGAGACAAGCGACGCAATCTAGATTGCATTTACTTAACAGTAAATTAAAACAGCAATTGTCACATTTCTTAAATGACAAAATGAAATATTTATCATTAAAACGAAGTTTAAATGATAAACATATTTGATATTATATATATGGGGCAATTAATTGCTAAACATAAAAAAAAGAAAACACAATCTTCTCCATTAATGTTTCTTGATGATGATTATTATAAAATAATACATATTCATTCTGAAATTAATAAAAGTACATCTAACTTATTAGTTACACCTAAACCAGAGTCAACTAATTACCAAGAAGAATCATGAACATTATAATAATATCTAAATATTATTATAATGAGTTATAAACAAGTTTATTTATGGCATATAGTTATGATTGGACCATTATTAACATATATTGGTCACAATATGGAAAAAGCAAATATAAATGCTTTTAACGCCCTTGGTTTATTAACCCTTTTAATCCCATTTGTTGTTGGAATACCAAAAAATAAATTAACTTTTCATAATTTAGTTTTATTAGGTCATCATTTAATTTGGGTTCCATTATTTTTATATGTTGCATATAAAAAAACCGAACTTTCTCCAATATTATTTCCATTTATTTTATATTTAGGATTATCGGTTATTGCAATCCATAGTTATCTATTATATAAATCGATCATGCTTTAGATATTGTCTTTAATATATTGTTTATTAGTTGCTTTATTAGCAACAGCATCGGCTATATTTTGGCTATATTGGGCAGCTATAGATTGAGCTACAGAGTTGGTTAATACTTCAATTACTGTCTTTAATGTAGCATAGTTAGCTGCTGTAGAACCACAACGAGCTGTAACTTCTTTTTTTAGTAAATCAATCATAACAGACTCGGATATAGCCTGTACCTCAGTTTTTTTGTTAGCCAAGGCGCCTGCTAAGTTATTTTTAGTTCCAAGTGTTATGGTAGTGTATAAAAAGTCATGATGGGGGGTTGGAACAGCATGAGCAATCGATTCATCTTTAAGAACATGGGTAAAGATACCATCTGTAAATCGAACCTCGTTACCTACAAGCCTGCCACTACCAGCTTCGTTTCTTAGTTCATTATATTCATCTCGAGGTTTTGTATTTCTAAAGTTACTTACTGGACTAGGTCTAATAAGAAGAGGCATATTTGGAGCACCAGACATAAAACCTGGATAACCAGGCCCCATACTTGGCCCCATACCTGGCCCCATACCTGGCCCCATACCTGGCCCCATACCTGGCATCATACCTGGCCCCATACCTGGCCCCATACCTGGCCCCATACCTGGCATCATACCTGGCCCCATACCTGGCATCATACCTGGGCTTGCTAAAATAGGTGCAGGAGATACAACACCTGGTCGAAGTGTTGAACCTAAAATAGGAAAGGGTCCTTCTTCACGGAGGAGTGTAGGTGATAGGGGGCGAACATTACTAGTAAGTGGAATTTGTCCGCTGGGTAATTCTCCCGTCCATGGAAGTCCTAAATAGGGAATAGGAAAAAGATTACTCATATTAATATAAATTATATATTTTTTTTAGAGTAAAGCATATTCTGACCCACCATATGGGGTTGGTGCTATTGGCATAAACGTATTATTCATTGGTTCATTACTAAATATTTTTTTATTGACATCATTTAATAGATCTTGTTTGGTTTCTATATGTCTATTCATATCAATAGAATATTCTACTTGATTATTAGCATTACGGGATGCTTTAATATCAATACTACTACTATCTTTAATAAGTTCTATTAGTTTATTACATACGAGTTTGTGTGATTTGGCTTTTGCTACTGAAATATGAATTAAATTCTTATCTAATATATCTTCGATTTCAATTTCATCGTTCATATTACTAATAATTAAATTAGTTAGTGCTAGAGCTTCTTCTTCTGAATTTGTTTCTAATATTAATTCTCTTGTTTCCACATCGTAATCTAGTGAATTAATTAATTTTCTCCATTCTAAATATTTATCTTCATTAAAATTATTTATTTTTACGAAATATCTTGTTGTGTTATCTAGTCCAACAATTATTTTACACCATGGATTCGGTTCTTTAAATTCGATTACTTCATCATTCTCATTTGCTAATCCATTATAAATTTCTAAATTCTCACTTTCCGTATCATCATCATTATCCATATTTTCATTTTCGCTAACAGATTCTTTATAAAAATAACTATAATATATTTCTATACAGATTAAAGTTATTATAATTCCTATTGATATATTTAATATTATCATTATAAAATCATTAGAAAAAATTATATCGTTTTTATTTTTCTAAAATTAAATAATATTAAATATATGCAAATAAATGAATTGGAAATGATGATTAATATACAGAAATTAAACGTTACTAATTTAATGAAAATAATTTCACAGCCATTTAATACTGCTGGTTTTATTGTTTTATTAGTATCATTATATATTTATAATGCAATTGTATTATCAGATTTTATATTTATTGGAAGTGCCCTTTTTATAACATTAGCAATAAAATTATTATTCAAAAGATTACGTCCTTATCAAGCAAGTAATAAAGTAAGAAATTTATCAGGACATATTTATAATACTGTTTTTGATAAATATTCATTTCCTAGTGGACATACTTTAAGTTCAACATTATTTGCGTTAATTATGTTAAATAAATACCCTAAAGAATTTATATTTAATTTTGTCCCTGTTCTAGTTGGAATTAGTAGAATATTTTTAGGGGTACATTATCCAAGTGATATTATTGGTGGTATGTTAATGGGTTTTGTTTATTATAATTTATTAAAGTAATTTATCTTCGGCATTAATTTTTTTATATTCCATCCGTATAAAATAATTATGATAAAAACGTCTTTTAATTTTAGTAGTAAAATATTCATAATCTTTTAAATTTTTTATATATTCTTCTGGATTCTTTGTTAAATAATTATAACTATATATAATCTTTCTGCTAACTTTTACTCTTTTAAAATTTTTAGTATAATAATCATTAACAATAGCTACTATATTGTTAATTATTTCTTTATTCATTTTATCAATTGATAAAATCGTTTTATTCAAATCTTTATCATTTTCAAAACTTTCTAAAATATCTAATAATTTATCAAAATCTTTTGTATCTAGAACATCTAAATTATTTTCACCAATTATATAAATTTCTTTTCCACTCGAAAATCTACTAGATTCTGGTTTACATAAATAAACATTTTCAAATAATTGTGTTATCAAATATAGTAATGAAATACTCCAGGGTTCAAATTGAGAATATGTTTTCATAACAAGATTACCTCCTTTTTTAAGGACCATTAGACCACAAATTAATTGTCCAAAGAAAATTTTACTCATTTGTTGTTCTCGCATATATGCTATATCAAAGTCAAGTCGTAGTCCACAATCACTAGTTACTAAATCCATTTTATCATCTTTAAATTTATTATAGTATTCTAGTATATTATTTCTATCTGTTATGTCTCCACTATAATTTGATTTTTTGGAACCAAATAAAAATCTATCGGGATATTTTTGATGAAGACCATATGAATCATTAAGATAATTACTAGTTGTATCTTCTTGAGTTTGATTATAACTTTGGATAAACCAATCATAGTTTTTTATTTTAGTATGTGTTTTTATATAATGATTAGTTCCGAGAATAAATGCTCCTGGATATCCACATATATCAAAATGTTTCAAATTATCCATATTTTTTAAAAATTTAAATCTAAATAATATTTCATAAATCTTTCTCCATCCATTTGTCCAACCTTTACCAATATTATGTTCTTCTACAATCCATTTGCCAATAAATCTATTTTTGGTAAAATCAAATATTTTAATATTATCTATTATTTCAATTTGTTTTTCATTTAAATATTCTTCAAGTTTTTTTAAACGTTCAATCTTTTTATTAGTATTATGTTTTAATCGATTTGATAAATTTTCAAGTTCTGTTGGTTGATTAAATCCAGTATGTTTATCAAAATTAAAATTTAGATTATCTTTTATACCTAATGATAGTTTTTCTTGATAATATTTTGGAAATAAAATATGGGGTATATAACGTTTTTCCATTATTAATATAATAGAATTTATTATTCTATTCTTCTTGATGTTCTATTAAAAATTAAATTAAATTTTCTATTATCTTTTCTATTCATCATATGATCAATACTTGGTAAATCATATATATCTAAACCAATTGTTCTTAAATATGAGATAGCATCAAATTCTAAAAAAGCTCTTTTAAACATATTGTTATGATGGTAATTAAACCATGTTTCCATTTTAGGATAAAGGTAAAAGTAATTCTCTACAATCTCTATAAACAATTCTTTCCAAGTTAATTTATCAGTTTGTAATTGACTTGGTAATTTATTTTTAATTTCATCTGGAATATGTAGCTTTCCTATTTTATCTAAATTCCAGTAACCAAATGAATATTTGTAAAATTTATTTTTATAATAGTTAATAATTCTGCTATCAGAATCGCTATTATTTTTATAATATGCATAAAGTGGATAACAAAATAAATAAGTTGATAAATATTCAATTGATGATTCCATATTTGATTTAGATTTATAGTTATTTTTAAATTGAGTAAAATTATAATAAGGAAAAAACAATAAAGCTTTTTCATATCTAAAAACTTTACAGAATAAACCTATTAAATTATTAAGGTCGTCTATACTCTCAATTTCATTAATATCATCGTAAAAAGTAAAAGTTCTTCTAAAGTTAACAACTAATTTTTCTCCACATTCAATCGAAAAAATTGGATAACCATCTTGATAATGTACTATTGACAAGCCATCTTTTGTTTTATTATGATACATGTGTTGATATGATGTTGTTGAATCAAACCATTGACAAATAAATATTCTATCTTGATATCTAAATTGTTCCATTTCATCACATAATTCAATAAAAGAATTAAACAAGTCGACTCGATCTCTTCCAGATAAATCAACATTTTCTAAATCAATTGTTGGGATTTCATCATCTCGAGATGATTTCAAGTTCTTGATAAAACTAGTATTAGATCCAATTAAATTAAATTCATATTTTTTAGTAACATGTTTTTCAAATTGGCTATTAGTATGATGATAAGTAAATGTGTCATCACGTGCAATTAATTTAAGTTTACTATAAGGACACATTAAAAATTCTTCTTCTTTGGGGAACATACTGAAATTTTCCATAAATAAACCGACACCAGATAAATTTTTTGGTACATTAATTTTAACTAAAACTAGACCAAAATCTAATTTAACACCTGGTGAGTAGAAAGGATCACGCGTTGTTGATAAAAACCCTTTATCAGTAAAAGTATCATTTACTTTTAGTTTTTTTAGAAATTCATCATCCCACAAGAAACGATAAAAATAAAAGTCGTCGCCTAAACTTTTCGTTGTTTCCATAACTTTTACTATTTTTTTCAATCCATCCAACATATATCTGGAAATATTAATATTTGGATTTCTTAAATAATCATTAAATAAATAACTACCAGTCATGGAGTAAAAAGTAATCCAATTAATAACTTTATTTTCTATAATATGGTTCATGTTACTATTAATTAAATCAACTGAAATATCATTTTTGGATACTGTTTTACATATTTCATAATGGAGTTCTTTATCCACTAAACTAGTTGGTGATAATAATACACCAGGTTTCATTATTTTATTATTTAGCCCAAGTTTAATCAATTCATCTTTGGTATAATATGGTGTTAAATGTCTAGCAAATGGATGGAAACTATTACGTTTACAAATTGAAATTGATAAACCTAATTGAGGAGAATAATTATATAAAGTTTGGTATGAAGTTTCTTCTAATATGTCAAGGTCATAATTATCTATAATTGCTATATTTTTTCTATAAAGAGATTTTTTTCCTTCGTCTTTAGTTTTACCCAATTTATTTTCTAGCCATTTTTTAACTTCGGATGTTATAAATCGATAATGACAATCTACCAATCTATAATGGACATTTAATTTGGAAATTGGATAAATTGAATCTGAATAAATATCATACATTGGAATATATTCAGAATATTTAGATAATTTTATCTTATCTTCCTTTTTTTTTAATTCCATTTTTCTATTAAATATTTTTTGTATAAATTCATAGTCTATTTTAGTCATTAATAATTACTATTATTAATGGCTAGATAATTATATAGATTATAATTTCATAATGTAGATTAATACATAGAATGGTGGCATATTATTATGCTGTTGACTACCACCAATTGTCTCTGTTGTAAAGAGTCCCCCCCCTATACCTTGCGAACAGTCGCGACCGCATCCTCCATATTTCCATATTGGTGCTGTATATTTATGCCCATGATTTGGCATTTCATCGACTGTTAATGTATGTTGTTCTTCACCATTATTATCACCTAATGCGCGCGTTGTTAGTTCTTTACCTTCACCTGCAGCTAATACGAATCGACCGCGTAAATCAGGAGTTGTATTTTCTCCATCACATACAGCCCATCCTTTAGGTATTTCTTGTTTAGCCCAGGCAATAACCATACCAGTTGGTAATATGTTCATTAATATAGTATTTCTATTAGTAAAATCTAATTCACCATCTACTTTCAATTTACCTTGAATAATAGTATCGCCCTCAATAACAGTATCAGCGGGTATAGTTAATGAACCTGGTTCTCCAGGTTCAGTAGAATGATAATTAGTACCTGTTAAAAGAGATTTTGAAATAGCACCGAGATTACGAATAGCTTCAATATCCATATTATATTGACGATTAATTTCTTCTTTGATTAACTCAACTTGTTCTGGGGCAAAGTTTTCTATATTATTATTTTTATATACTTTTGTTGCCATAAATAGCATACCTACAACCAATACTATTAATACAATATCTTTATATTCCATATATATTGTATTACATAATAATTATAATTTCATAATGTAGATTAATACATAGAATGGTGGCATATTATTATGTGCATTACTTTCACCTGATGATCCAGTAGTTTTATCTATTCCTAAGGCCCCTCTAACCGCATCATCATACATCCAGCTACCTTGTATCGCAGTCCAGGCTTTATTCGTACTTCCATTATTTTTATAACTATGAGTATGTTTTGGTATTTGAGCTTCAGATAATGTAACTTCTGTTTCTCCACCTGTTTTACCAATGTCATTTCCTCCTAATATAAATTTATTAGTAAGATCTGGTGCACCTGCTTCTTTTGCTTCTTCTGAACTATCACATGCAACCCATCCTTCTGGTACAGGTGTCTCTTTAATCGCCCACATAATTACACAACCTTTTGGTAATATATTTAATTTACCTTCAATAATTACATTTGCGGGTATTGTTAAAGTTCCAGGATTACTAGGTTCAGTAGAATGATAATTAGTTCCTGTTAAAAGAGATTTTGAAATAGCACCGAGATTACGAATAGCTTCAATATCCATATTATATTGACGATTAATTTCTTCTTTGATTAACTCAACTTGTTCTTGTTCAAATTTTTCTATATTATTATTTTTATATACTTTTGTTGCCATAAATAGCATTCCTACAACCAATACTATTAATACAATATCTTTATATTCCATATATATATATATATATTGTATTACATAATAATTACAATTATAATTTCATAATGTAGATTAATACATAGTAGGGTGGCATGTTGTTATGCGCTGCTCCCTTGCCGGATAATTCGCTATCTTTAGGAACTCTCCATTTATCGGGCGCTGCTGGAAACTCAGCACAAGAATGATGACAGGCCTGGTCACCTTTCCCTGATGGATTAGGCCCACGTTCTTTAAAAACATGTGAATGACTAGGCATTTCATCAATTGTTAATGTATGTTGTTCTTCACCATCTATATCATTTAATTTACGATTTGTTAAATCATTGCCTTGACCCATACCTAGTACGAATCGACCTCGTAAATCGGGTGTTTGTACTCCATTTCCAGAAGTAACAGTCGTAGTACCATCGCCATTTAAAATATAACTTTGTCCATCACATGGCGCCCAACTTTTAGGAATAGTATTATATGACCACATAATGATACAACCTTGAGGTAAGAAACTTATTTCTTTTAAAGGATTTACAACTAAATCACCTTCAATTATAGTATCAGCTGGTATAGTTAAAGTTCCAGGATTAGCAGGTTCAGTAGAATGATAATTAGTACCTGTTAAAAGAGATTTTGAAATAGCACCGAGATTACGAATAGCTTCAATATCCATATTATATTGACGATTAATTTCTTCTTTGATTAACTCAACTTGGTCTGGGGCAAAGTTTTCTATATTATTATTTTTATATACTTTTGTTGCCATAAATAGCATACCTACAACCAATACTATTAATACAATATCTTTATATTCCATATATATATTGTATTACATAATAATTACATAATAATTATATAATAATTATAAATTAATAGATTCATCATAATGATATTCAACATTTTCCATCTGTTCTTTTGAGGGTTCTAAAGCAATAAATTTAAATCTATTAAAAACAGAGTATACCAATGTGGTGGCAAGAACAGCAAATAATAATTCTTTGGATAATACTTTTTCTAACATTAATACTATTCAGAAAACTATTTTTGTATGAAATTATATTTAATTTCATCAAAGTTATCTGACCGTCTAAATATACTAATTATTTCTGCAGAAGTATATTTATTATTCAAGGAAGGATATAAATCTTTAACCGAAATAGAATACTTTTTACATTCATCTTTCCAAAATAAACACAACATATGATATATATCATACAAAGTACATTTATTAAATTCTATCTTAATATCGATTCGGCCTGGTCTTATCAGAGCTTTATCCAAATGATTAATTCTATTAGTAGTCATTATGATAATACGCCCAGAACATTCATTCAAACCATCTATAATATTAAGAAAATAAGATAGAGTATTAGTGTTCTGTTTTTTTTCAATTAATCTTAATAAATCCTTGGTCCTTTTTTTATTATTTTTATTTGAATTTTCATCATCAGTTAATATTTCTTTAAACATATCTGTATTATTATCATCTCTTTCTTTTAATATATCACCAACCGCGTCAATATCTTCAAAGATAATAATTCGTTTATCTTGAGAAATAATATAATCATCTCCAACTTGTTCATCATGAATTAGATTCTTTAGTTTGTAGAAATCAAATGAATCATTTAATTTAATGTCAATACCATGTCTACCCGTATAATTCATTAATTGTTTAATAAACCGAGTTTTACCACCGCCAGGTTCGCCATATAATAAAATACCTAAATTATATGGAATTCCATGCTCTTGATACCATTTTTTATTATTCAAGAAAAAATCTATTTTTTTAAGAATTTTATCTTTATCATGAAAATAACTATTTTCAAATGTAACGGTTGATATCCATTCATAACTTTCAATATCTATATTTTTTTCACTTTGGTTATATGCTACTGAAACCAGTAATTGATTATTGCAAGTTTTAGAACGGATATACTTTTTATATACTTTAACTTGTTCAGCTATCCAATCTTGTATTTCAGTTAATGATTTAGTTTTCGAGAATATTTTTAAAGTATAAACATCTTTATATTCTGTTCTCTCTTGAAACTTTACTTTTTCTTTCGTCTCTTGAGTAACTTGACCGGAAATATCATCTGTAAATTTAAATACCTCTTCTTGATAAATTTCATATTCGGATTCTTTTTCAACAAAATCATCTTGGTCAGATTCCCATTGAAAATAGCATCTTTCTTTAATCGATTTAATTGAAGGACTATTTGATTTTGATAAATAATACATTAATGATTTAAACCGTAGCGAACGTTCTGTGGATTCATTAGTAAAAGTAATTGTATTATTTTCATCTATCATAAATTTTTCCTTAAATTTACGCATAATATAATTCTTAAAGTTTCGTGTATCAACGGTAAAAATAATAATAACAAATAAACCTATTAAAATAGCATCAATAATAGTATTACCAGTAGTCATATTACCAACGTTGTTTATAATATATGGATATAAAATGTATTCGAGTGATATCATTAATATAGATTGAATTATCACAAAAATTAAGTATAAAATTATCAATTTTTATGATAATTTGGAAAGAAAAGAAAAAAAGAGTTTTTCTTTACCCAAATCAATTTTTATTTTTGTATTGAAAATAACTGCAATCGAGATTGTTTTTATTCTATTATAATTATAATGATGGCACACAATATAACTTTTATGATATTTATTATTATATTAATAATAGTTATCACCTATCCATCAAAAAAGGAGAAATTTCAACAACAAACACCTAATCTTAATAAATATTATAATAATACTATTAATTTGAGAAAAGATTTATTAAAAGGTACACATGATATAGCAAAATATTTTATTATAAATAATTAATTATTAATTACTTGTACGTCCATAATTAAACTACCAAATGGTGTTCGATCTAATGCTTTAACAAAATAGTCTGCTTCTTCTGGTATATAAAAATCAACATATGCTGTAATAAACATTGATTTACCAAAATTAATACGTCCAATACTACCCCATTCTTGTAGTAAATCATTTAATTCTTTCAAAGTAATATCGTCTGGTAGATTTGACATTTTAACACATACCTTTTTACTTTTATCAATATGATTAAATGATTTTTTAAAATGCTGACCTGTTTTAGGTTTATAATTTTTTGTTTGTAAAGTATTTTCATTTTTCTTTTGTTTTCCACATTTAATAGTTAAATGGGGTCCTTTACATTTTTTACATATAATTGATGACATTATAATATTAAATATAGTTTCTTTAATTAATTTATAATATAACCTTGTATAATATGTGTTAACCTACGTTTTAATTTGCATTAAAACTTCAGTTAAAACAATCGAGACAAGCGAAGCAATCTAGATTGCATTTACTTAACAGTAAATTAAAACAGCAATTGTCACATATGGCTTTATTATGTAGTGCATTTGATTGTATGGATTGTGGATGTGTTGACACTGGTAGTATAGTAATCAGTAAAAAATCATTATCTACATCTTTTGTTGATACATGTTCAGTATTAACTTTTAAATTTAATAATAAAAATTATATGGCACATGTTGATGATCATGATACAACTATGGAATCAAGATTAACAAGTTCGTTATTACATATAATGAAACATTTAGATAAAGTTGAAAATTTTTTAATATATAGAGGAGATAAATGCATAAATAATTGCAAAAGTTATTTAATAATTAGAAGAGTTTTAAAAAAATTTAACATAGAAAATATAACTGTATATCAGTTAGGGGGTGACTTTAAAGTAATTATTTAA